CAACTTCAGTTGAGGACATGAATTCTTATCTTGAATATGCTTACACTGCAGACAATCTGAAACCATTCTCAGCGTTTGCAATTAAGATAGTCTTTGCTGGAACTAATCCAGCACTTGCTCCCCGAATTGAAGATCTTCGCGTAATTGCACATTCATGAGTAAAATAAAAGTTGAAGGTCACAGCAACCTCTATCGGGATCCTGATAGCGGTGCTGTGATTAACTCTAGTCAGACAGACTATGAGCGTTATATGAAAGCGAAAGCAAATAGAGAAGGGATGGTTTCGGAGATAAATACTTTGAAGCAAGAACTTGATGAAATCAAGCAGTTATTAAAGAAACTTACCAATGGCAATTAGAGAAGTCCTTACAAGCTTTACGTTTGAACAACAGCGCCAGATGATTAACCTCATCGGTGCCGATGTTGGTGATGCATCTACATTATTGACGCCGACAAATGTACTTGTCAGTGGCATCAATGAAATTGTCAATGGTGATGTTGATTTGATCAATCAAACTCATGGTATGGATGCTGGAACATCAGCATCTCCAAGTTTATATTGGGATGCTGGTCAAGGTTTTTACAAGGTAGATGCAACCAAAATTGCTCTTACCACCAGTCTTTCTGTTACTGGTAATTTAGAAGTAGACGGAGATATTACATTTAGAGCAGGATCTGGATCGGGTGGTACACTGACATTCGGTGATCTTGATACTGACAATATTATTTTCAATGCAGATGTTCAGTCAAGTGTTGTTCCAGATAGCACTGCAAATTATAACTTAGGTTCTGCCACAAAGCAGTGGAATAATCTCTGGATTGATGGTACTGCTAGTATCGATACATTGGAAGTTGATGATAACTCAACATTTGTAGGATATCTTCAGGTAGACTCTGGTGATATTAGAGTTCCTTCGACGACTACTACTGTAGATCTGTTTGATGACTATGCTACCACAGTAGAAGCATTTGGTGATGCTACTTCTATTCGTATTGGTGAGACTTCAGGAACTCTGACTCTCAGAAATCCTACCATTGTTGGATCAGAAGCAACACAAAATCTTTTTAACACAGTAGCAACTACAGTCAATGCTTTCGGTGCTGCAACTACCATTAACATTGGTGTTTCTGGTGGTGGTGGAAATAGTAACCTGAATCTTCTTAGTGATGACGTTGTTTGTTCTGGTGACCTTAACATTAACGGCGGTGAACTTCTTTCTTCGTCAGCCACTTTTGATCTTCTGATTGCCCAAACTGATATTCGTATTGGTAATTCAGGTAGTGCTGGAACAATAACGGCAAACACCGAGCTTCAGTTGAAGGAAGATTTAAAATTTACAAATACATCTAACAATTACATTTATATTCCAGACGGACAAGTAAATGCTTTAGCCGTTAGAAAAACTGGTAGCACAAACAATGACTGGATGCAATTTAGAACCGATAGTGGTAATGAAAGAGTTGTTGTCTGGAAAGACCTCTACGTTGTAGGTAACATTGATATTTCTGGAACTACGACTACTATTGATAGTACAACTTTACTCGTAGAAGATAAGAACATTGAACTTGGCAATGTTACTGTTCCCTCAGATTCTACAGCTGACGGTGGTGGAATTACACTGAAAGCTACGACAGACAAGACGATTACTTATAATAATACCAGTGGACGTTGGGAAACTAATATTGGACTTCAGGTAAATGATGAGTTATATTCATCCAGCAATATTATCGTCAAGAGTACTACTGCTACAGATGGATTTCTTGTCCGAGATGCTGCTGATACTACATGGAATGTTGTTATTCCAGGAACTGGAGCTGCCACCTTTGGACAAGCTTCAAACTCCACAGGAAATAATGGTGTAGCAGTTGGTGGTAATAATGGTACTTTAAATGTCTATACTGATAGATACTCGACAGACTGTTTCCAAATTCTTAATACATCTGGTAGTGGTACAAACATTGCACTAAAAGCTTACGGCAATGGTGATCTTGAAATGGCTGGTGTTATCAGTGACTCAATGGGTCCACTGAGAAGAGTTGGCATTGATAATGTTAGCGGCGGCAGCGGAATTATAGGTACGTCAGCTGCAGGTAAACTTCTAAGAGTAAGTTCATCAAATATTACTCTTACAATCCCATCAGGCACATATACCGCTGGCGATATGATTACTTTCTTCAACGTGTCCTCTACTGATCTGACAATTGCACAAGGCAGTAGTACAACAATTTATAACTCTGCTGATGGCACTACTGGAAACAGAACACTAGCTGCAAAAGGTTTGGCTACCCTTGTTTGCACTGCTAGCAATGAGTTTGTAATCTCTGGTACTCAGTTAAGCTAAGGAGGTACTCGGATATGATGCAACAAATGTTTCTCGGTTATGGCAGATCCTCTGGAGGAGGAGGCGGTGGCGGTACTATTGCCCCTCTTATGTTTGGTGTTGATAATTCATCAAATTCTTTTGATACATCAACAACAACTGTTGGTAAATTTGTAAAAGATTATACTTGGTCCACATGGGGAGATGGTGTAACTGGAAGTAGATTAGGATCAGATAATGGTGGCGTTGGAGTTAATAGTGCTCAAGTTGTTAGAGCTAAAGTTTTTAGTGATTATGCAAGTGCAACTAGTGGATATAATCATGCTCCATATAAAGCATTTGACGGTGGAGTTACGACATTTTGTGAACCATCTGATAATTCCAGAGTAACATTTGACTTTACAAGTATGCCTGGTGGTGGAATTGCTGTAAGTAGTTCCTTGAAAATGTATCTGAATAAAGCGGGTACTCCTGCTGCTGAGGACTTTACTGTCAATGGAACATTTCTTGGTGGTAGTGTTCCCAATAATGGTTGGTTAACAATTAGTGGTGTTTCATTACTTGAAACAATTAGTTTCTATCATGCTAGTGGTAGTTCTTCAGTGGAATTAAAAGCTGTAGAAGTTGATAGTGTAATGTTAGAAGATATTCCAGACTACGTTGAATATTCAATTTCTACTGATTCTAGTTCCAGATACTTATGGTCTTCTAATGACGGTGAGCATTGGAGTCATTCTGGATTTAACAATGATACTGCCAGCGCCACAATTAAAGTAAAAACAAGATATCTTGGATGGGCTTCTGGTTCTAATAGTTCAACAACTACAGTTTCTGGAGCATATCCTGATAGCGTACATTGGTTCCAACCTTATGGACAGACTGCAAATAAACTGAGACATTTCCGTTTTTATGGATCTAATGCCCCTCCAGGATCTGTTGACGGAGCACCTATCCAACTTCACCAAGCACCCAACAGACCAAATTACTACTCTAACGTAGTAAACAATGGTGGTTATGACATGCCACAAAATGCTCAGGTGTATAGTGGTATGCTCTCATCTGGTGGTTTGAAAACTCCATTGAATGGATTTCATGGTGGTCTGAGTACAAGTGGTGGTAGATCTGAAGGTACTGGTGGTCTCACATTTACACCATCAACACCAATTACTTTCACTGACAAAGTAAGAGTATATGATAGCAATGACGTTACTAAATCTCAAGTAAATAGTGGGTCATTTGTCCAACATGCTGCAAATAGTTGGGTAGATGTAGCAACTGGTGGTGGTACTATCAATAGTATGTACTTTGTAAGAACTGACAATAGTGGGTGGGATGCTGGTTTTATGGCTATTGAAGTTGATGGTAAGATTTTATCAGATGCTTCTGGATTTAATGGTGGCAATCTTGCTGCTAATATCAGTAATTCTGACTGGGATCATTATAAAGGTGGTTGCACAAGACTCTTTGACGGTGGATTTAGACTTGATTTAATTAATCCAGAATCTTCAGATTTCTTTGTTGGATTCTGGATTAAATGGAATGACTGGTCAAATTCCAGACAGTTTGGTCTTGATTTATTTGGCGGTTATGTTTATTTTGAAACGATTAATAATAATGGAACCATTGGCATTAGACATAATGGAGGAAGTAGAGCAGATAGTAGTGCTACTGATTTAGAGGATGGCAACTGGCATCATGTTGCATTAAGTAGATCTGGGTCTACACTTTATGGATTCGTTGATGGCACTTCAGTAGTTAGCACAACTTCTGGTGTCTCTGGTAATAGTCTCGGGGCTAATGAAAAAATTGTCATTTATGGCGTTAGTGGAACATCATATAATGTGAATGATGCTCAAATTATGGATCTTTATGTTAGCCGTACAGGAACAGGAAGTAATTTCAGTCTTCCCGATCCACTGATTGCCACTGATGGATCTATCAATCATCCTGCTAGTCTTGATGTAGATTCTGCAATTTATGCAAGTCCTTTGGCAGATCTTGAAAATAAAGCTTGATTGACACACTAAATAAATCGTAGTATAATTATCCTGAACTGAGGAATAATATGGAACCCGCAACTCTTCGTGAAAACTTTACGACCCAATTTGAAAACGCTATTTCTGAAATCAAGAATCTTGAATCTCAACTGACAGCAAAACGAGAACTTGCATTAAAATTGAAAGGTGCTCTTGAAGCAATCGACATTATGGATCCTCCCGCTGCAGCCGAAGAAACTGCCGAGGCAGTTGCCGAAGCAGAACCAGTAGCAGCAGAATAATTCAAAGACCTTCCTTATAAATAACAAGGAAGGTCTTTTTTAGTACATGTCCGCAATTACAATTAATTTAGTGATAGAGCAGGGTACTGATTTCTCAGCGACCTTTACTATCAAGAACTCAGATGGTGCTTCTGTAAATCTTCTAGGTTTTACTGCAGAAGCAAAACTGAAGTCTAGCTATTATACAACTAGTGCTGCAACACCATTTGCAGTTACTTTTGCTGATAGAAGTAAAGGAGTCATTAAGATTAGTTTGACTGACACAGTTACTACTACCCTGAAACCAAGAAGGTATGTTTATGATTTGGTCTTGACTTCTGCGAGTGGAGTAAAGACTAGATTCATTGAAGGAATTGCAACGGTAACCCCAGGAGTGACAGTATAGTGGCCAATTACGAAGTAAGCACTACTAACTTTGACGTTACTCAGAACGTTGCCAATGATTATAGTATTGGTCTAAATTATGAAGCGCCATCAAAAGGTATTCAATATCAGAATTTAATTCTGGATGATTTATCTTCTCAATTTGATGGAGCACAAACCGTATTCCAATTAACAGTTGATGGAGAATCATATACTCCACTAAATGATCAGCAATTGATTGTTTCAGTTGACAATACAATTCTTCAACCTGGCGTGGGGTATACGGTATCAAATAATGAGATCACATTTGCTACTGCTCCCGCGAGCACAGCAACACCATTTTTCGGAATTGCACTTGCTAATACAGCAGATCTGACAAGAACGATTAATTTCGTTGTAGATAATGGTTCAAGACCCATGACTACTGGTAACAAGGGTTATCTGACTATCGATGTTTCGGGTCAGATTATGTCATGGACTTTGCTTGCAGATGCTGATGGTACATTAGAAGTTGATATTAGAAAATGTACTTTTGATGACTATCCTAATGTAACATCTATTTGTGGCGGTAATTTACCAGAACTTAATGCTACAAATAAAAATAGTGACACCAATTTAACGGGATGGAATAAATCCCTAAATGCTGGAGAGATCCTCCAATTTGAAGTCATAAATACTACAGTATCACTCAGTAATTTTGCTATCTCTTTGAAAGTAAAATTATAAATATAAACAGATAAAACAAAACTCCTTGGAGGAACACTTTAAATGGCACTTTTAGTACCTAATATTGGTGAGGTCGAGTCACTTCGATATCTTCTTAACTCGACTCATCAAATCCCTAGAAATTTAATTCTGAAGCTTTTTACTTCAAACACAACTCCTGCTGAAGGTGATGTTCCTTCAGCAACTGCATACTATGAACCATATCGTGATGGTAACACCAACCAGTATGGTCAGTCTGTAAATACTGGTTATCCTGTTGCTATCAACAACAGAACTGAAGCAAACCAGAACTACACTTCTGCATATGGCATTCTTCTGAATGGTAACCGTTGGGCTATCACCACTGCTGGTGATCCTGTTGCTTCTGCTACAGGTACAGGTGCTCAAGGTGAGTACACCATGACTGTTGCAAACACAACTGGAACAATTAGCGTAGGAAACCTCGTCTCTGGTACTGGCGTTGGTTCGGGTGCCAAAGTTTCTAGAGTTTCTGGCAACCTCGTTGTTCTCACCGTTGAGAACTCTGGTGCTGTTTCTGGAACAGTTAACTTCACTGGTGGAGTAACTACTGCTACATATCCTGAGCAAGAGTTCACTTTTGCTGGTGCTGCTGGTAACGTTTATGGTTACTACCTGGCTCGTGCCAACAACATGCCTCTTTCCATTCATGGTGTTGTTGACGCTGCTGCTGCTTCTGCTGGAACTGCCCTTACTAAAGGTGATGCTTCCAACCAGTGTACTGGTGTTGTCGGACAATCCAAGATTCTGCTTCCTAACGTTGCTGGTGTCATGGATGACATCACAGTCGGCATGGTAGTTGGTTCTAACAACGGTGTTCCTGCAGGAACAGAGATCATCGGTATCGACTATGCTACTAGAGAGATCTATCTCAGTGCTGCTCTGACTGATAACATTCAGGTTGCTACCGACCCTGCAATTCAACTGTCCTTCAGTAAAGTTACTGCTACTGGACACCAACTGCAAGTCGGTGATGTAATCTACATCGCTCAAGGTACAACCAACTCTGGTACAACCGCTGGTACTTACACCGTATTTGAAGTACCCGATGCTAACACTTTCCACACTACACCTGCTCTCGATGGTACTGGTGACCTGAGTCTCTACAGCAGCATCATGTTCGCTGAAAGATTCACAAATGGTCCATACCCCATTCAGAACAACGGTGACCAAATCAAGATCACTCTGAACGTCAGCCTCGACTGATATATACTATACATCTTGTTCGTTATGCTTTTTTGTGGGGGGATTTTGCATCCCCCCTTTTAATGACAGGGAGTATTAATGAATACATTCGTCTACGATTCATCACCGTCAAATATTAATACCTTTACGACGCAGGACTTTGGAAGCATCGGTGATGCTCCAACGGTTACTGCTGACTATGAGATTGCGCGTGATGATATTACCGTAGCCGAAGGACAGGATCTTATTGTAGATAATGATCTGATCCTATTCGTAGAGTCAACTGCTGATTATGATGAAATTAATTTCACTGAGACTACATATCCATTCGGGAAGATTACTGTCGGTGGCGGCGAAAGTGCCTCCGCTACCGTAGTATTCATTTCCGTTCCAGAACCAATAAGACTCTACGAGAAAGCGATTGTCGTAAGAAAACAAGCGTGGACAGGTTCTGGTACATTATTTGAAATTTCTAATGGTCTAGAAAGAATTGCTGCGCCTTATATTGGCGGTTCTGGACCTCTGCGTGTATCTGGTAGCGCAACTGTATTGCGCTCTCCTGCACACAACGAATTCTCATTCAAAGCCTATGGCACTGCAGATTATGGCAATCTCGGTGCTGTAGGTTCTTCTGTTGATCTTGGACAGGTTGATCAAGAATTTACAACCGAGTCTGAATACGGAAGTATTGTTGTCGGTGATGAAGTAAGAGCATCTGGTAGCTTTAGATGGTCTAGCAACACCGTAACAAAATTAGAAAAAGATTGGACTAAGGTAGGATCTGGATCACTCTTCGGATTATCTGGTGCTGGCGTCGTAGTAGCACAGACCGATGAGACTACAGGTCTCTTTAAAGTATTTAATAGCACAATTCCAGATGCGTTCTCTAGAATCTATGATGGTTCTGGATCTCTCTTTACTATCTTCACAAATGCAGAGAGTAGAACGTTTATCTATAATTCAGAGGCAGTCTTAAGTCTCGATGTAGATCAAATTGATTATGGTGTTGGATTAGGCACCGTATCAGTTACAGAAGATTATGGACCTGTAGGCGGAAATAGCACAGGTGATACTGACTATGGTCAGATTGCTGTAAGTGATCTTGTTCCATATGGATCGTTTAGATTCTCTGGCGGTATAGACGAAGACTTCAGACCAGTTCTGAGAACGTTTGGTCATCAGTCCACTGGTGGATTTAAGGTATCAGGAACTTCTGCAGATCAACTTAATGAGCCTGCGACTCAGATTTATATTGTAACTGGTAACGAAGTTGATACCAGAACTAAGCATGTATTCACCTTAACTGGTGAAGATAAGACTCTCATTGCCAGAACATATCATGGCGAAGGTTCACTCTTCAGTATTGGTGATAAGGTAGAAAGAAAAACTTATAATTATAGTTCAAACGAGACCTTAGAAGGTCTTGCAGATATTGATAATGGTAACATTGGAACAACTCCAACAACTACATCTGACTATGGTCAGGTTGCAGGACAGTCTGGTGGAGATACTGATTATGGTGACCTCAGATTTGAAGATGGTAATAGGTTTGGAACACTTCACGTTAGTGGTGCTGCTATTACTGCTCCAGATGCACTCAATCTCGGAATTTACATTGCATCTATTGAAGAACAAGAATGGTCTGTGGATGGTAAGATCCGTAGAGATTCTCTGTTCTTCAGTGGTGCTGGATCACAAACAGCAGTATTCTCTGAAGTAGGTTCTGGTTCTCTGTTCAGTATAGTTGGTGGCATCGAAGCTGCTACCTTCTCATACACCAGTGAATCAATCACTCCACTGTCAGATCCAATTTCCTATGGGTCTATTGGAACTTCACCTACAGCAAACATCGATCATGGTATTGTAGGTGGCAATACAGTTGGTGATCAGGATTATGGCGAGACTGTACCTGTCACCACTCTCATTCCATTCGGAACTCTTAATATTGCTGGTGCTGGATCGGATAGAGCAATTCGTAGTATTGTTGGTGAAGGTTCACTATTTACTGCTGGAGGTCTTGTTGAGTCCAAGAGTAATACTGAGGCGGAAAGCACAGTACTCTTTACCTTCAACGGCGGTGGCGCTGAGAAGCAAGTAGATAATTATGTCGGAACTGGATCTCTATTCCATGTTGGCGATAAACTCGAAAGAGCTGCATACAGCTATAATGAGTCTGCAATTCTTGAAGTTGCAACTGAAAATGATTATGGATCAATTACTGCTACAGGAACATCTGTAGATTATGGTTCAGTCGGAACCAGTTATACCACAGAAACTGATAATGGTCTGATTATCGACTCTGAGAGAGTAGAACCTTATGGTCTCTTCAGAATTTATGGTGCTGCTGCTACGGTCGCATATCAGAGATTCCCATACACAGGTTATGCGAACGTCAGATTCACACATCAACCTCTGCCAACTGATACTAAATTCATCCCAGCATATGCTGGTAGCGGAGAATTTACGTTTGAGTGGAATAATAGTGAAGCATATTGTAAGGCAACTTACATTGGTCAGGGTAGACTCTTCAGTATTGGTGATAAGGTAGAAAGAAATACTTATAGTTATAATACTTCTTCGATAGCCCCACTTGGTTCCAACATTGATTACGGATCAATTGGCAACACTCCTGGTTCAACTCTTGATTATGGTGCTCCAGCTGGAACATCCACCAGCGCAGAGAATTATGGAGTTATCACTACACTTCCTGGTGATGAGCGTCCACTGGGTCAACTGTTTGAACTCGTCGGTGCTGCTGAATATGTATTCAAGCCAATTTTTGCTTGGAATCGTCCGAGTCCCCCAATCAAGGTATTCAACGATCAGCAAGATCCTGCAGACTTCAGATTCCGTCCTCATTGGAGAGGCGTTACTGTTGGTTCTCCAAAACTTCGCAACGCTCCAGACGGAGAGTTCAATACTTATGCAAGAACCAGACCTTTCATTGGCGAAGGTTCACTCTTCAGTATTGGCGACAAGGAAGAAAGAGCAACTTACAGATACAGCTCAACTTCTACAGTTACATTTGAACCTACTGAGGATTATGGAAGCATCACTTCCTCTCCAACAGCAACTGCAGATTATGGTTCTGTAGATCAAGTTGTAACAGGTGGAGAGGGAGATCTTGGCAGTATTGTCGTTGATGACAATCTCCAACCTCTTACTGGTCTATTCAGAATTTCTGGTGCTGCACCTAAGGTTCAGTTCGTTCGTGGACCTTATGTTGTCAAACCAGTTGCTCTTAGAATCTTTAATGAGCAGCAAGATCCTGCAGATTTCACTTTCCGTCCTCATTGGAGATCACGTCCTTACGAACAAGGAAAGCTTACTGGCGAAGCTGCAACTCCAAGAGCAAGAGATTTCGTTGGTTCTGGTTCACTCTTCCATATCGGTGATAGGGTCGAGAGAAATACTTACAGCTATAACACCTCCTCTGTATATGAATACAGTGAAATTGGTGATTATGGTGATCTTGGTGCAGTTACATTATCCGAAGATTATGGTTCAGTTGGTACTACCAATACTGCTGAACAAGATTATGGTAACCTCACTGCTACAGATTGGGTCTACCCATTCGGACTCTTTGCTGTCAGTGGTTCTGCATCGACCAAAGAAATCAATGTTTATGGTTACTATGGTGATGATAATGATCCAGGAACTTCTGGTTCGCTGTTTGCATTCAAGGGTGCTGCTGAGTCCATCACCAGCAATCCTCCTGAGAACACTGTTCTTTACACATTCGGTTCTGGATATTCTGCCCTTTCATTCAGCAAGGGTAACTACGATGGTTCTGGTTCACTCTTTAACATCGGTGACAGAGTTGAAAAAGCAGCATACAGCTATAATACTTCTTCCTCTATTGATGATGTTACAGCAGAAGGAGATTATGGATCGATTACAAATACTGCTGGAACAACCGTTGACTATGGTTCAGTAGATGGTGTAGTTGTTCCTCCAACTGTTGATCATGGTGATCTTATTACTGTACTTGGTGAAGGTGAACCATTTGGTCTCTTCAGAATTTCTGGTGCTGCCAGCGGTGTACAGGCAATCTTCAGCGAAGTTGGATCTGGTTCACTGTTTACCGCAATCGGAACTTCCGAGTGTGTCGGATTCAACCCACCAGAAGAAACCTTCCTCTTCGGATTCACTGGTGGTGCAGTTGAGAAACATGTCGAGAACTATGTTGGTTCTGGACTTATCAAGATTAAGGAAGAGACACCTCTCGCTCCCAATTCTCACATCAGGTTCCGTCCATGGTGGAGATCCTACGGAGAGATCAATGTATATGGTGAAGTTGATGAGATCTTCAAAGGTTCTTACATTGGTAACAAATCTAATGTCAGTCTCCATGTTTATACTCCAAATCCAGGTCAAGAGTGGAGATCTTACAGACCATCTCCTCGTTATGTCAACTCCATCTACGGCAAGATCGGTGGTTCTGCATTCGTCAACGGCGACGGTGAAACTCGCAAGATCAATGTTTATGGTTACTATGGTGATGACAGAGATCCTGGAACTTCTGGTTCGCTGTTCGGATTCGGTGGCGGTGCAGAGTCCAGATCTATTGCACTCGAAACAGACGAGTCAATAACACTCTTCACTGCTTCTGGCGAATCTCAATCTAAATGGAATCCTGCGTGGACATCACGTCCAGACGGATCACCAAGATTGTCTGGTACTCCAGAACTACAACTTAGATTTAACATCTTCACTAATCCTGAATTCGAGAAGTTCATCTTTAGTGGTACTCCAGATCTTAAGATCACTCTCAGTCATGTTGGATCTGGTTCACTGTTCAGTGTTGGTGGTGCAAGCGAGATTGTCGGATTCAATCCAACAACAGAAACTGCCCTGTTCACCTGGCATGGCAATACAATTGTTGGATTCTCTCTGCTCCACATTGGTTCTGGTTCATTCTCTGCATTTGGTGGTGCTGCAGAATCTACAACTGTCGAAGTTCCAGACAGCACAGTTCTCTTTATTCCATCAGGTTCTGCTGGTCAATCAACCACCAGAGACTTTATCGGAGAAGGTTCCACTTCACTCAATGGAAATCTGGTCGAGAGTCAAACTGATGTTTATGTTGGCGAAGGTTCACTCTTCAGTGCTGGTGGTGCCGCCGAAGTAGTTTCTGTTACCGAAGCAGAAAGCACAGTTCTCTTTACTGCTGCTGGCGGAGAAGACTATTCATTCACCAGATCTGCTGTTGCCGAAGGTGCCACAAACATTTATGGTATTGCAGACGAAGGATTTGCAAGACCTTACGCAGGCGAAGGTTCACTCTTCAGTATCGGTGGTGCTTCCGAATCTGCAACTGTCGCAGAAGAATCTACTGGACTCTTCACGTTTGAAGGTAATTCAGTACTTGAGATTAGCAAATCGTTCTCTGGTTCTGGATCAATCTTTGGTATCGGCGGTGCAGCAGAGGCAGTCGCTGTTGCTCCAGAAATCAAGAGTGAAACAAATCTGTACAGATTCAGTGGTATCGCTGCCGAGAAACAAAGCAGCAGATATATCTCTGAAGGTGTTACTGCTTTCGTATCTGGTTCCGCTGATATCATTGCTGCCAGAATTTACGAAGGCAAAGGTTCTCTGTTTGCTGTTGGCGGAGCTACAGAATCCACCACTTCCAATCCTCCAGAGAATACAGTTCTCTACACTGTCGAAGGTCGTGGTGTATTCAAGGTCACTTCCGATTATACTGGTTCTGGAACAGAATTTATCAGCGGTGCTGGTGATGTTACTAGATCTAGAGACTTTGTTGGATCTGGTTCACTCTTCAGTACAAATGGTGCTGCCGAGTCTACCACTATTGCCGTCGAAAGCATTCAACTCTTCTCTGCATCTGGAACTGCAGACGAAAGCTTTACGAAAGGTAATTATGATGGTAGTGGTTCTGCCACAGTTTCTGGTGAAGTATCAGACATCAAACTTACATATGGTAATCAAGTATTCGCATATGTCAGTACTTCGGGCGAACTTGATGAGAGACAAACTGATGCTTACGCTGGTTCAGGTTCCCTGTTTGGATACAACGGAGTCGCAGAATCTAGAACGATTGACATCGACACCGTTGAAGAATCTACTTCTGGTGAAGATGTTTCTACAAATCTCTTTACAGTTACTGGCAATAACCCAGGAAGCGTCACGAGAATTACGCAACCTGGAACCGCTAAGTTTAAACTAACAGGATCTTCCGTAAATGTTCTTATTCTCTTTAGCCCAATTAGAATCTTTAGCACGATAATATAATAATTCTTATAAATAAAAGAAGAAAAACTCCCGTTTAGGTAACGACATGACTACTCAAGTACAGTTTCGTAGAGGTACTACTCTACAACATGAAACTTTTACTGGCGCAGAAGGTGAAATCACCGTTGACACTGATAAGAATACTTTAGTTGTTCACGATGGTTCATTGGCTGGCGGTTATGAAGTTGCGTCTAAACGACTACTTATGGCAATGACCACTGCTATGGGCATCTGATGCTTTTTACCGTAAACATCATTAAGGATAATTAACTAAAAATGGCAAAAAAACTAGCACACAACTATTCATTCGATGCCTCAGAAAGGCAGGTCAGGATTGACGGTAATATTTCTCATGATAGACTTTTACTTATCACAAATATTACTGATAATGTAAATATCTATAATTTTGCAGACCCTACACTCAAAGCTACTGCTATTGAGTATGATGAATTTACCGAGGAGACTGTTATTACTCTGGCTCATGATACGAACCAGATGTCTGATAGTGATACATTGCAAATCTTTTATGAAAAAGATTATATTGCAATGGAACCTTCGGAAACATATGTTGACCCTGTTTCCAAGTTCCGTGTATCAACACCAGAAAACCTGATTGATACTGACTTTGAATATGGTCCTCAGGCATCTAAGTGGGAAACTCTACAGCTGATTAACCAGATTCCTTCGTTCTTCTCCAGTACTTCTGACACCACGATTCAACTTATTGAGAGTGTTGAGTCCACTCAAGATAACGAACTTATCACTGTAAAGACTGGTTTCGAGCATGGTCTTGCTAGTGGTACTCCTATTACAGTAACTGGTCTTACGTCTATTACTGCAGAAGGTACTTATCTTATTCAGTCAGTACCTAATACTACATCATTTACATACAAGGCAAGAGCCAGACAACTTAATTCAGCAAGATTAGAAGGTACATATACTTCTATTATTCCTGGTCAGTTCTTCCAAGGTTCTCAAATTACTGTTGATACCTCAGTTGGTATTACTAGTGATTATTTTGAAGTCGCTGTCACCGTTCTCAATACAATTGAAATCGATACTGGTTCTGTTGTAAGTGGTACTTGGGCTATCGGAAATTCTGTAAGTTCTGATGGTGGTGCTACAGGTATTCTTTCTAAGAGAGATGGGACAAAAATTTGGCTTAGAGATGTTGTAGGAACATTCTCCCCAGCAGATACTATTGTCATTACTGGTTCATCTGTCACATATACTGTCTCGTCAGCTGGTGGTGGTAAGAATGTATTCTTCCTCGATGACGTACAGCAACCATCATATAATCTGAGAAAGAAGGCAATTTATGACTTCGATCTCTCAAGTGCGACTTTAACTGGTCATACATTTAAGTTCTCAGAAACTGTAGATGGTATCTTCGGTCCTGACGGATATGCCGCTGGTGATCCTAATGATACTGGTGACGCAGGTACTGAGTACGTTACATTCGTCAAGATGACTGGAACTCCTGGATCAGCAGGTGCTTATCTGAGAATTTATACTACAAATGCAACACCAGACTTGAATTACTATTGCAGTAATCACTCTGGAATGGGTGGCGCATCTCCTTCCGTTTATGTTACAGACACTAAAGTTCTTCTGAGAACTGTTGCTGAGCATGGTTTTGCTGATGACACCAACTTCTACTTCGTTAACTCAATTTCACCAAAAGCTCTTGATGTTGTTGATTCAGCAGCAACTGCTCCTGATGGAAGACCTTATGTTGATCATGTTGACAGTCTGAGTATCAGTGCATCTCCTGATCAAGATGAAACAATTCCATATGATAACGAGTCTACCTATACTCTGAAATTCTCTGAATCCGCAGTTAATTATTCTGCAGACACAATTACATATGAGAATCATGGTTTGCAAAATGGTTACGCACTACTTTATTATCCTGCACCTGGAGACACTCCAATTGGCGGTTTGAGTAGAATGTGTGTATATTATGCAGAAAGAATTGATGCAAATAACTTCAAACTTCATGACTCTCAGAGAGTTAATATTCTGAAGAACCTTTCTGCTGGTGGAACATGGACTTTTGGTAACCACAACTTAGGTCTTTGCTACAATACTCGTAGAGAGTATAAGAGTTGGGGTGATGAGTACATGTACTACTACACCTACTACTGGTCTAACCGTGGAACTTACTCGGGACATGATTTCTCAAGTAACACTGCTCCATATAATTCTACATATGGTCTCGGAAACCAAGCATGGGACTTTGTTGCAGCGTTCTCAATCAGAAGACCTGGATTTGGTAACAGTGGTCATAATAGATATACCAATAACTATGAGTGGACGCAGAGATTCGGCACCAACTGGCAAACCTATGGATATAACCTGCAGACGCTCCCAATGGGAACAACTGCAATTTATCAAGGCGACTATGACTTCATCACCGACAACTACAATCATGGCGTAAACGGTGATAACACTGGTGGTTATAGCTATGGTTATACCTATGGTGGTTATAACAGAGTTAATGGTAGAAGTTACTGGACCAGCACCATCTGGGGCGACAACATGAACTCAGATCGCCTGAGAATCTACGGTAATGACTATTCATACTGGAGATATCAAGGTGACGCCGATGGATGGTGGGCAAGTAGAAGTGGATACCGTGATACTAATGACAGATATCATGGTGGTGTTAGTGAGGATGGTCGTACTAACATGTACTTTATGCTTTGTAAGCGTAATACAAGTACTAACGACTCGTTCTATGTTGAAGGTGGACACAGATTTAGTACTAATGACTTCGTAACACTGACAGTTAACTCTGGTCAAGGTATTCGCTATTATACAAATAGAACCACTGGAGTAAGTACCTATAACACTGGATCTCAATTCTATATTGAAGTTGTTGATGAGAACAGATTCAGACTTAAGACAAGCACTGGTTCATCTCCTGTAAGAATTGCTGCTGCTAATGGTGATTATTCTTTTGATGGTGTTGTAACTAACATCTTCAAGAACTCCTTCTATATTACCAACAACCAATTCTCTAACGGCGAATTGATTCTGGTAACAGAAGATGTTGGTGCTTCTCTGCCTCCTGAAATTGCCAATAACGGTTCATACTACTTCCGCGCTATTGACGGTAATAGATTCCAGCTTCTTACGAATGCTACTGACAGCAATGAGATTGATCTCTCAACTGGCGGTACTGGTTTGGTTACGTTTGAAAACGCTTCTGCATCCTTCGGTGCGGTTGACGGTTCATATACTACAACTAGAGCAATTGACGAGTTCACTCTTGAAATTACCCTACCATTCAAGATCTCTCCTGGTAAGAAACCATTTGATGCTGCCAATGATGTTGATGTTTCTAATGATCTGATTACTATTCCTAACCACTTCTTCTCAGCTGGTACTCGCGTAATTTATGATGCGAATGGCAATGCCGATGTTGGTGGTCTGACAACTAACACTGACTACTATATCATTGTTAAAGATAATAATGATGTTCAACTTGCTGCATCGCTTGCCGATGCTGTTGCTGCAGTCCCAACTCCTATCACAATCTCAGGAACCTCAACTGGTACGCACAGATTGATTACTGCTAACCTGTCTGGTCTTGTTACTGGTGCAGGTACAGTTGCTTGTACTAACCAGTCCAGAAAAATCATTGGTACTGATACTCAGTTCAAGCGTTACTTCAAGATTGGTGATGTTGTCACTCTTATTGACACAACTACATCACCAACTGGTACACTCCATGAGCGCAGAATTACTGCAATTAAGGATGACCAAGAAATGCTGGTTAACGAGGAAGTTACATTTACTGACTCTAACGCTAAGTACTTCATTCCTACCTTCATCTATGTACGTCCTGATGGATACTTCCTCCACAGACCATTTGATGGTGGTATGGAAATTGGTACTTCCAAGTCTCCTGACGGTCTCATCTGTCGTCAAACTCGTAAGTACTTCCGTTATCAGTCAGGTAAAGGTATCCAGACCTCATTCGCTATCAACTTCATTCCACAGAACCAGATTGTTCTACTTTCCTACACCCCACAAGGTACTCCAGGAACTTATACATTCAGTGGTACTGCTGGAGAATTTGAAGCAACTGTTAGTGAAGGAACTGCCAACCTCGCAGCTGGCATGGAAGTCGTATCAGGAACTGGTCTTGCATCAACCTGTGTGATCAACACAATTATTGATGCTAATACAGTAGAATTGTCTTCTGCTCTGACACAGACAATTACGAATGAATCAGTTGTATTGGATGTTGCTAAGTATTCTACAATCAAGGCTCAAAGACCTCATAACGTTGAAGTCGGAACAATCATTACTATTACTCAATCTGACGTTGAGCAATATAATGGAGACTTCGCTGTTTCTGAGATCATTAATGACTTTGAGTTCAGAATCCAAGTTAAGGATCTTCCTAACAACGTTTCTGCATCTGGTGGATTCCCACAATTCGGTGTTAAGAACTGGATTAACTCTGCTGTTCGTGCTGGTATGTTCGACTTCCAGAACGGATTCTTCTTCGAGTATGATGGCGACACTCTGAATTGTGTAAGAAGATCTTCAGTCCAACAGTTAACTGGTACTCTCTCAGTAACACTGAATAGTTCAGTGGTTGAAGGTACTGAAACTCTGTTTACATCACAACTTGCAGAAGGCGATAACATTGTTATTCGTGGTATGACACATAGAGTTGTCAAGATCAGAAACAACAATGAATTGGTTATGCAACCTGCATATCGTGGTGTTACTAACACTAACGTTATCGGTACTAAGACTGTTGATGTTAGAACAGGTCAGGCAAACTGGAACATTGATAAGTGTGATGGTAATGGAGTCTCAGGATTCGTCCTTGACATCAACAGAATCCAGATGTGCTACATGGATTACTCCTGGTACGGTGCTGGTAAGATCCGTTATGGATTCAAGGATCAGAACGGTCACGTCAAGTACGTCCACGAATACAAGCACAACAACCGCTTACGCGAATCGTACTTCCGTTCAGGTAACCTGCCTGCTCGTTACGAAATTGAAAACACTGGTTCACCTAACTTCGTACCATCGCTGTTCCACTGGGGTACTTCAGTCATTATGGACGGTATGTTCCAGGATGACGAAGCGTACTTGTTCACGGCGTCAGGTAACGTCCTTAAGTTTACCAACGCTTCTACGCAGACTTCAACTTCCAACGGAAATGCAATTGTTATTGAGTCTAGAATTTCCTGGTGGAACTCAATCTACTTCATCAGAATTCCATTCAACACTAGCGAAACATCCAAACTGACAGTTAACACGCAAATCTATAACAATAGCGTTGCTAATAACTACTTTGCTGAAGGTCGTATCATTGACTCCAGATCTAGTACATCTGGTTCCACATATTATGTTTGGATTCAGTACCTTAGCAATGCACAGAGTGTCTTCCCCAGAAGATATTCTTCACAGGTTGCTTCTGCTCTTGGTGGATCTTCAAACAACGTATTCGGAAGCACTACATTCAACGCTGGTGCGCCTGCTGGATCTGATAACAAGATTCCTGATTACATGCCTCTGGTTTCTATTAGACTTGCACCTTCGGTTGACTCCTCTATCACTGGTGCTCTGGGTCAAAGAGAAATCATCAACCGAATGCAGTTGGCACTTGAATCAGTTGGTGTACAGTTGACGCACGACTCTGAGGTTACACTGATTCTGAATGCTGAACTGAGTACTGACCTTTACGAAGATGTATCCTCACCTTCACTCTGTCAGCTGGTTAAGCACACTGCTAATGAAACCATCTCGGGCGGTCAGAGAATTCTCTCCTTCCGCGCAACTGGTGGAGATAACTTCAGTTCCCAGACTACTGACTATGACTTGAGCGAGATCTCCTCACTGGGTAACTCAATTCTTGGTGGTGATGGTGTCTATCCTAACGGACCTGACCTTCTCACAATTATCGCAGAAGTTATTGACTCCTCTGGTGTCAGCACCAGCACTCCTTATTCCGCTTCTGCTAGAATTACCTGGAAGGAATCTCAGGCATAATTTATAAATACTAACACGGAGTTAAAACAACAAATGGAAGTATCTGCTAAAATTAACATTAACCCCTATTTGGGGTCCAGAGGTTCTAAAGGAAGAACAATGAATGTCACCGAAGAGCAGTTTGCAACTGCTCTTGCGGCTTGTAACTGGGAATGGCATGACATCACTGATGATGCTACTGACGAACAACTTGCTGCATATGAAACTGCTAAAGCTTCATATGAGTTAGTTGCTAGTATGTACGATGCACTTCTTGCTAAGTATAGCAAGGACAAAAAAGCGAGAAAAAAAGTTCATCTTCAGTATAATGCTGCTGCTCCAGACATGTACAAGAAAGAACCTGAACAAATGTGGTGATTAATTTATCACAAAAAAAAGACCGCCCTTCGGGGCGGTTTTTTAATGCTTAGCGAAGAACAGCAACTAAAGAATATCTAATTGTATTCGGAACATCTGATCTAAAATACACACTATGCCAATACTTTCCTTTATATAAAGAAACTGAATTAAAATCTGCTGAGATTTTATGATATTGAGCGAAGTCTTTATCACCACTATAATATGGCCAAGGAGTTACATCTGAAGAATTTTCAACATAAGAATCTAATGAAGATTTATATTTTAACACATCATTAGAATTTCCAGATCTGAACAACTCTTCATTGGTGTAGTACTCTTTTTCATCTCCAATAAATTTATAAAAGGAGGTTCCAGTATCTTCAACGTCTGTTAGATATATATTTCCAGCATATTTAAATTGGTCTAAATGCGGTCTATAATTTAACCTATAGGATTTCATTCCAGAATAAATGCAGTTGGTATAGAATTCCCACAATGGAGGAGACCAACCATAATGAACTAATTTATTTTTCTCCATAATATTATGGAGACTTTTGGAAATTGATTTAAACCAGAAAGCATTCATTACTTGCTGAAATCCTGGAGATTTACTTCCTCTAACATTTTCCCCACCATTCACTAAAGTTTTCATTAGGTCTTCGGCAGGAAAATTAATAAGAAAATTCCTAAGATCAACAGGATTCTTAAGAAAATTTCTTATTTTCAGATATTCCAGTTTCTCTACCTTACATACTTCTATATCGCAATCAGGATTGACTTGAGTAATTTCTTCAATTTCTTGATATGAACATCTATAAAATTGATCCAAAGAAATATTATTCTTCGGATCAATTACATTATCACTCATAATCTTGATCTTCTGCTGGGGTATAACTACATGCTAAAGAGTATCTGAGATTCTTTTCTGTTGATGCATCATAATCTGCATTATGCCAGAAAGCTCCTTTATATGCTGTGAGTGTATTAAATTTAAATGGAGCGGTATGATATCTCTCAAAAACATGATGATTGTCAGGAATAGAAATATAAGTTTCTGGAGACAGATCATCAACTTGTTGAAGTGAATTCAATAATTTACTCAACTCTACTCTGTCCTCAAGTTCAGTAACCTCAGATAAAGAAACCACTGATGGATATTTCTCATCTTTGAACTTGAGATTATAAAATGACGTACCACCGCCAATTTCTTCTTCACTAAGATATACATTAAATCCAAACATAGATTGATCAAATCTAGGCATAAAATTATTATGCCAATTCTTCATGTTTGGTCTAAAAATATTTGTATAATATGAGAATTGAGCAAGTTGATTGCTCAAACCATTCATATCTTGTGCAGCCCAATAATCTTTTTCAACAAAATCATAATCTACAAGAAGTTTATATAAAATAAATGACACTCCTTCCAGATAGGAATTTGGAATGATTTGCTGCTCTCCAGGAGGTTTAATCATAAATTGATTGGGATCTTCAGATTGCTGAAGTTCTTCAAAAAATCTATCTTTATTCTGTACTGGAAATTTTTTTAATGCCTCTATAACTGCATCGGGATCACTAAAGAAATCATGAACAGTGATAATAGTTAGATCATCAATAACTTGCTTTTCGACCTCAAAATTTTTGTTGATTTCAAATGCGTACTTAAAATCAACCTGACTAAACTCATCATATTTTACATTAATCATGCTTCAATCTCCTCCTCTCTTCCTTGTCCGTCCAGCGCAGATGCATCAATACCTTGAGTAACAACAGTCTTATCAGTATTTACTGTTACTCTATTCGTATGTTGCTCTAGATAATGCTGAACGATTGTACTGTATGCTTCAGTAACTACTTTGTGAGGATCGTAAATACAATCAATGAAGTCATACTGCAAATCAAATTCTCTCGTCGATGCTAGAGGACACCAAGATCTGAATGCATATGATGCTGGAGTTTCATCTCCACCACCAACTTCAGTATTATTTTCAGTCAAAGTAAGTTTTTCTTCAAATTTATAATCAACAACATAAGGGTGTTCGATTCTATATCCCAATGCTTTATTTTGTCCCTGATCAATAACTTCTCTTACGTCAGCAATAACAGTTTCTCCTGTACGAAGGAGACAGACTTTGATACTCATGAAAAACTCCAGATTTGAATAAATTATAGTACGGTTTGCAGTACTCGTCAAGCTATTCTCCGCTTTTTCGGAGTACTCATGGTAATATATATAATATTAGTCAAGGTAATTTTTTTAGAATATGGCTCTGATATCCGAACTGCCAATTTTTCAAGTTGCACAAGAAGCAGAAGAAAAGCATGGCGTAGATACTCATATGGTGATTGAAGTGGTTTTAAAACCTTATGTCGCAGAAGCTCTTGAGGGCGACGATGAGGATTATGATCCATCGTATGTTGGAGAGGATGATGTTTATTGGTGGGTCGAATTTGAAAATGAGATCAAAGTGTTTGATTCATTTGCTGTCGTCAAAGATTATCTTTTGAACAAAGCAGTTAAAACTGGAGATGGTCCTACTGTGGAGTTCCGTGACGAAGATCTCAATGGAGAAGAACTTAGTTATGAGGGATTAATTAATGGCAACGTTGATTGAACTTTTTCCTAAGTCTGTATATGTACAAGATAATGTTTGTGCTGATCACCTAGAAGATTTAAAATCTGCTGTATACGATCTCAAAAATAAAACAATAAGATCTCCTCTGCTTAATGTAGATACCTCACACTCTAGGATTAAAGATCTCCAAACTAAAAAACCTTTTGATATTCTATCAAAAGAAATTCTAACTCATGTTAGATCTTATATGAAAGAGTATGGGTATAGAAAAACTAAAAATGCTTACATTGAAAATTTTTGGTTTAATGTAAGCGGTCAATCAGACTATCTGTTTCCACATATACATTATGGATCATTCCTTTCTGGAGCATTCTATATAAAAACTCAACCAGAAAATATGATTCTATTTCATGATGAAAATAAAAATTACTATGAAGATCCAGAAGTTCTAACAAAATTTAGTGAGACCATACACCCACTTCAATGTAAAAATGGAAGACTGATTATATTCTCAAGTGACTTCCATCACTCAACTCCTCCTCAACAATCAAAGGGAGATAAAATTGTAATATCATTTAACATATCATTGGAGAGAAAAAATTATGGCACGAACTAATTACACGATTGGAATTTTTGATTTACCAATAAAAGTATTGCCAGTTTTTTCTTGGGACAGGAAGAAAGAAGAAATCCTAGCACTCAAAACTGATAATCTAAAAAAAGTAAAGCACGAAAATATCATAACAGATTTTAGGCACAGTTCTAAAAAATCACATAACTATTCAAAAAAACTCGAAGAAATTTTCTATGATGAACTGCAGTTAATTTATAGAGAATTTAACTTAAAAGATTATTTTATAAGAAATTCTTGGATGGAAGTTGCAGAGAAAACCATGAATCATGCTGTACATAATCATGGTGCCATTGGTTTTAGTGCAGTTGTATTCGTAGACTTTGATCCTAAGGTACACACTCCAACTCAGTTCATATCACCATATGGAGATTGGGAGACTGGAACAACAAAAACATTTGTACCTAGAGGAATTGAAGAAGGATCTTTATTAGTGTTTCCATCTATGTTGAATCACTACACAGACCCAAATAATAGTGATATCCCTAGAACTATACTATCATTCAATATCAATAGAAAAGCAGAGTCAATGTATCCTTCGGAGTACGAATCATGAGAGTAGCAATTATAGGAAAAGGAATTAGTTCTATCATTCAAGCATGTACTATTCTTGATTATAGGAGAAGGAGTAATGACGTAGAAGTCTCTATTTTTTACGATCCTAACATACCTCCAATTTCAGTTGGAGAATCTAGTACAAATCATTTTATCAACTTATTAAATGATACTCTTGGTATAACCCTAGAAGAATTATTTGAACAGGATATTGCAACCAAGAAACGAGGAGTAGTATTTTTAAATTGGGGCGAAGGAATCCCATTCATACATGGTTTCGGTGATGGCAATAAGTATCCCATTAATGGAGACTCTGGTTTATATGCTTTTCAATTTGATACAGTAGTATTAAATGAATATGTTACCCAAAAATTAAAAGATAAGGGAGTCAAATATATTCCAGAAAAAGTAGAGACTCAGACAGAGAAAGAAAACTGTATCGAACTTAATGGAAGAGAATTCGATTTTGTGATCAACTGCACTGGATGGAATTTTGATAAATCATTGAATGAAACTCCTAGATTCCATTCAGTAAATGCTGGATATTTATATTCAGATGAAAGTTTCAACCTCACTGATGATATTGTTGCAACTGATCTCACCGTACATAATGCAACTGAAGATGGATGGGAATTCAACCTACCATTCCCATGTAAGGGTGTTATGAAAAAAGGTTACTTATTCAATACTGATTATATCAGTCCAGAAGAAGTTACTGAAAAAATGAAATCTCGCGGCAAAGAAGGTAAAGTAATTACATGGCGTCCTAAAAGATCTAAACGTTTAATCGAATCTAAATTTACTTCTGCCAATGGTAATAGATTATTTTTTGTAGAACCTTTGCAGGCATACTCTGTGGTTATGTACATTACTTTTGGATACATGACTGCTCATTATATTTTCTCAGATAAATCTGAGGAGACTCGAAATAAGTTCAATCTAGATTATAGAGCACATATGATATCATATGAGCAAGAGTTAGCTTGGCATTATCAGTATGGATCTATCTTCAAAGATAGTAAGTTCTGGCAGGATAAAACTAGAGAAGCAAAAGAAACATGCTATTTCCATCCAACTGCACGCATCGAAGATTTAGATTATCTTGTAGATACCAAAGCTGTGGCATCTAGAAGAAGTATGGTTAAAATTTTCATGCATAGTTTCAATGATTTGATCTATGTTCATAAGTGGATGAGAAACCTATGGGAGGAAAAAGATCGTCCTAAATTTACTTGGATGAAGTAAAGTAATAAATACCTCTAGGAAACTAGGGGTATTTTTTTATTCATGGCACGACCCTCAACACGCCAGGAACTAATTGATTACTGCTTAAGGAAATTAGGTTTTCCCGTCCTAGAGATTAACGTAGATGATGATCAGATTGAGGATCTTGTGGATGATGCTATTCAATTCTTCCAAGAGCGTCATTTTGATGGAAGCATCAAAACATTTTTAAAATTAGAAGTTACCGAGCAGATGATTACTGACGCGAAAGCGAACAGTACAATTTCTGGTACGGATTTCAAGGAGCAGAACAATTATGTCACTGTTCCTGAGCATGTTCTCGGAATAACTCAGGTATATGCTTATGACAATAGTTCATCAGCAGTATCAGGAAACATCTTCAGTATGAAGTATCAGTTGTTCCTGAACGATTTCTATAACTTCGGTTCAATGGAAATCCTGAACTATTATATGGTAAAGCAATATCTTGAGACTCTTGATTTTGTTATTGGTAACTTTAAACCAGTAAGATTTAATAAGAGAGAAAATAGATTATACATTGATACTGACTGGGATAATATTACACCTGGACAGCATTTAATTTTAGACTGTTACAGGATGATTGATCCTGCTAACTCATCGGAAGTTTATAATGACAAATGGTTAAAGAGATATCTCACCGCTCTGATTAAGCGTCAGTGGGGACAGAACTTGATTAAGTTTAAGAATGTAGCACTTCCTGGTGGAACAACTCTGAATGGCAGAGAGTTCTATGAGGATGCTCAACGTGAGATTCAAATGATCATGGATGACTTCAAGTTAGAATACGAGTTACCACCACTAGACATGATCGGATAAGATGAAGAATTTATACTTCACACAAGGAACAAAAGGTGAGCAAGGATTAGTCCAGGATCTTGTAGACGAACAGATCAAAATGTATGGTCTGGAATGCTACTACATTCCTCGTCAAATCCATGAGGATAAATTGTGGAATGACATCTACTACTCACAGTTTAAGGATAGTTATCTCATTGAGATGTATCTTGAAAACTTTGAGCAGTTTGGTGGCAATGGAGACATGCTGTCTAAATTTGGTCTCCGTGTAACTGATGAGATTCAACTCACAGTATCAAGAAGGAGATGGAAAGATTTTGTCGATGTTCAGACTAATAAAATTGTTAGTGGAAGACCCAATGATGGCGACCTCATTTGGTTCCCATTAAATGAAACTGTATTTGAGATCAAGTATGTAGAGAACCAAAAACCTTTCTATCAATTAGGAAGTCTATATACATATACCATGACATGTGAAGTCTTTGAGTATGGAGACAGTATCTTTGATACTGGTATTCCTGCTGTCGATAACACTGAAATGGAATCTGGAGTATATCCAATTATACTCAATACTGGTGGTTCTGGTTACTTCAAGCAGGACGAAAAAATCACTGGTACGAGATTCACTGCTACAGCAACAACACCTGTTGCTGATAATAACGGTGTTCTTGGTGCTATTACTATTACCAATGGTGGTGGCAGATATGAAACTGCTCCAAATGCATTCTGGTATTCACCCACTGGAGCATTTATCGGAACCTCTACTACAGTGATTACCGATGGAGTAGTGTCTACAGTCAATTCTCCAACAACTCCATACATTTATGGAGATGTTACATATGACTCTCAAGGCAACATTGATACGATTACTCCATGGGCACCTACAATTAACATTGAGAGTTCTCCTGGTGACGTTGTAGGCAAGGTTGCCGAATGGGATGAAAACACCAGAACTCTGAGTGTTGCATATGCCAATGGTACTTTTGAATTGAATGAAGAGATTGTCGGTGCAGACTCTAATGCTAGATGGTCTGTCGGATCTTTCGACACACTTGATATGACAGATTCGTTCTCGGAGAATAGACAACTTGAAGATGAAGCGGATGATATTCTCGACTTCACTGAAAAGAATCCATTCGGAGAATTTGGTAATTTTACAGGTAGCTTTTAATGTTAGGAAATTATTTTTATCACAAAATTATTAGAAAGACTGTTACCACATTTGGTACACTTTTTAATAACATTCAACTAAAAACTTTGGATGCTAATGGCGGAAATGTTATGGAGCAGAAAGTTCCATTGGCATATGGTCCTATCCAAAAGTTTTTAGCAAGACTCAATCAATCACCCGATCTTGATAAGAAGGTGACAATTACTGTTCCTAGATTGTCATTTGAGATGACATCTATTCAGTATGACTCAGGCAGGAAAGTTCCTCCTATTAATAGGAATAGAGCAACAGGAGATGGTCAGACCACAACTACTAAAACTCAATATCTTCCTGTACCATATAATATTGGGTTTGAATTAAATGTGATTGCGAAATCTCAGGACGATGCGTTGCAAATTCTTGAGCAAATTCTTCCATTCTTTCAACCACAGTTTAGTATGACTGTGGATCTTATTCCTGAAATGAATGAGAAACGTGATATTCCTATCATCTTAGAGAGCATTGATTTTACTGATGATTATGAAGGAGACTATTCTACCAGAAGATACATTTATTATACACTGAGATTTTCAGTTAAGACTTACATGTATGGTCCTGTTGCTGCTAACGACATCATCAGGAAGTCTATCCTTGATACTAACATTGGTGATAGAAATACTAATGCTAGGGTTATGGAATATAATGTTCAACCCAAAGCATTGGAGGACAAGAACAACGATGGCACTATCAATGCTGCTGACGATGCTCTGCTACAACCAGATGATGACTTCGGATTCAATGAGGGTATAACGTATCATGGACAATAAATTTCAGAAGAACATGGAGGATGTTTTTGACATCACTCCTATGGATGAAGTAGAACAACCCAAACCTGAGAAGGTGGAAGTTGATGCTGCTGATGTAGAGACTGACTATAAGTATGCTCGTGGAGAGTTGTATGAACTCATTCAGAAGGGTCAGGTTGCCATTGAGGAGTTGCTGGACGTTGCTAGGAGCAGTAACCACCCAAGAGCATATGAAGTCGCCTTTCAGGGCATTAAGAACGTCGCTGACATCACTGATAAGTTAGCAGACCTTCAGAAGAAAATGAAAGATTTGGGTCAAGAAGAAAAAAAAGGACCATCTACTGTAAACAATACTATGTTTGTAGGTTCTACTGCTGATCTTGCTAAGATGCTTAAGCAAGCAAAAAACAATATGGAAGATAAATAACTAAAAAGTATACCAATGATTATCAAACCTCTCTCTGTCGCAGAAGATATTCAGGCAGCTGCATTAGCTGATGCTACTGCTTTAGCAGGAACACTTCTTTGGGTAGTAAATACAAACGCCGCGGCTGCCAAAGTTACTGTTGCTAATGCCTCAGCAGTCACAGTTTACATTCCTGCTGGTGAAGGAATGGCAATCAGAAAAGATCCTGGTGCTGTAGTAGAAGCTAGTACTGCCAGTGGTTCTGTGTGGGCATCGGCAATTGCATACCAAAATTGAATAAATAAACTAGTAAACCCCCGTTGCTGGCATGAAGTCATTTAAAGAATTTAGAGAGCTTTCAGAAGCGAAACGTGGACTTTATGCAAACATCCACGCTAAAAGAAAGCGTGGTGAATCTCCTGCTAAACCAGGAGATGAGGATTATCCTGCAAAGGATGCCTTTAAGAAAGCGGCGCGGACTGCTAAAGAAGAACTTGAACTCACACAAGAAGGAGCAGCCTGGACAAAAAAGTCTGGTAAGTCCGCTAGCGGCGGACTTAATGCGAAGGGACGAAAATCTTACGAAAGAGAAAATCCTGGAAGCGACCTCAAAGCTCCAAGCAAGAAGGTTGGAAATCCCCGTCGCGCATCGTTTTGCGCTAGAATGAAGGGTATGAAGAAAAAGTTAACCTCTAAGAAAACTGCTAAAGACCCTGATTCTAGAATCAACAAATCACTAAGAGCCTGGAACTGCTGATAAATGCCTGATAAAATTTACAAAGGTTCGCCCAATCTAAAAGCGGCGAATGTGGAAATGAGTTTCACACCTGAGCAAGTTCAGGAGTGGATTAAATGTGCTGATGATCCAGTCTACTTTACTAGAAATTATATCAAGATTGTTTCTCTGGACGAAGGTCTTGTTCCATTTAAAATGTGGGACTTTCAGGAGGACATGATTAACAGGTTCCATGCGAACCGATTTAACATTGCTAAACTGCCACGACAGACAGGTAAGTCCACTACGGTGGTATCTTACCTGTTACATTATGCTATCTTTAATGATAACGTAAACATTGGTATTCTAGCAAACAAACTTACTACATCCAGAGAACTCTTAGGCAGGTTACAACTTGCCTATGAAAATCTTCCTAAGTGGATGCAGCAAGGTATTGTGTCATGGAATAAAGGATCTCTAGAACTTGAGAATGGATCTAAGATCATGGCAGCATCTACCTCCAGTTCTGCTGTTCGAGGTATGTCATTCAACATCATTTTCTTGGACGAATTTGCATTCGTTCCAACTCATATTGCAGAACAGTTTTTCTCCTCTGTATATCCTACCATCTCCTCTGGTAAATCCACAAAGGTTATTATTATCTCAACGCCTAACGGCATGAATATGTTCTACAAGCTCTGGCATGATGCAGAGCGTGGTAAGAACGAATATAAAACTACTGAAGTTCATTGGTCACAGGTTCCTGGAAGGGATGCTAAGTGGAAAGAACAAACTATTGCGAACACCTCACAGAGACAGTTCACACAGGAATTTGAGTGTGAGTTCTTGGGATCTGTAGATACGTTAATTGCTGCGAGTAAATTGCGTACTATGGTGTATGATGACCCTATTACCAATAATAACAAAGGTCTCGTAGTATATGAAAATCCCCAAAAAGAACATGATTATATTATTACTGTTGACGTTGCCCGTGGTGTGGGCAGTGATTATAGTGCGTTTCTGGTTTTTGACATTACAAAGTTCCCTTACAGGCTTGTAGCACGATACAGGAACAATGAGATCAAAGCGATCATGTTCCCTACAATTATTACTGATATTGCAAAAGGATATAATAGAGCATATGTTCTAACCGAAGTTAATGATATTGGAGATCAGGTAGCATCCATGATGCACTTTGATCTAGAGTATGATCATATTCTTATGTGTGCCATGAGAGGGCGTGCTGGGCAGATCGTCGGCACAGGATTCTCTGGAAAGAAAACACAACTCGGTGTCAAGATGTCTAAGACCGTAAAGAAGGTTGGATGTTTAAACTTAAAAACTTTTATTGAGGATGACAAATTGGTCATCCCAGACTATGAGACTATCGCAGAACTTACGACGTTCATCTCCAAACGTGATTCGTTTGAGGCAGAGGAAGGATGTCATGATGACCTTGCGATGTGTCTCGTAATCTTCTGCTGGTTGGCAGTACAAGATTACTTTAAAGAAATGACGGATAATGATGTCCGTCAAAGAATCTACGACGAGCAGAAGAATCAAATTGAACAGGACATGGCACCATTTGGTTTCATCTCCGATGGTCTAGAAGATCAAGAAAGTTTTGTAGATGAGTCTGGAGATCGTTGGTTCTTGGATGAATATGGTGATGTAGCTTCAGAGTTCACTTACATGGGGTCTTATCTATAATGTCTTCTAAAGAAGGTCACATATCTATTGAATTAGATATTAACGGTGTGAGAGTAATTCACACTGGTCTTAAACAAGCATGTGAAAAATGGGCAGGTGGTGATGCTCATGAACAAGCAGATTTATTAGCAATGAGAGATAATTTCTATCGTCTCATTTTGGAACATCAAGTAAATGGATTTTGAACAGGAATTTGAATTAGAGCATTTACTCTTTAAACAGAGACGCTGCAGATCTTGTGGTGTCGTAAAAGATCTAGTGACAGATTTTTATAGAACTAGAAAGGGTAGAGCAACACCATCAGCTTATGCGTATGAGTGCAAAGAATGTACCGTAGATAGAGTTACGAAAAATAGAAAACGCAGTGACAGTCATAGTTGGTCATATCCAGACTGGTAGTTCATGCAGTGTTTCCCCTCTTAAAACATACGTTTTAATAAATAATCACAGAACAAATTTCTGAACTTTAGGGGTAAACATGGCAACACAAGTATCGCCAGGGATTGTTGTTCAGGAGCGCGATTTTACTAACTCACGTCTCCAAGAATCAATCACTAACGTCGGCGCTATTGCTGGTCCTTTTCTGAAAGGAGAAGTTGGCGTAGCAAAATTAATCACCAGTGAGAAAGATCTGGTGGAAGCTTTCGGTAGACCTACCGATGATAACTATGAGTATTGGTTTACTGCTTCTGAGTTTCTTAACTATGGTGGTAACCTCCAGGTAGCAAGAATTGCTGATGCTTCTGGAACTCACCTCACCAATGCTAACTCTGGTGGAGTTACTACTACAAAAATCAATAATCTTGCAGATTACGAAGCAAGCATTGAAGGCACTGCTCAAACTTATGACTTCGTTGCTAAGAATCCTGGAACATGGGGCAACTCACTTAAAGTTGTAACTATCGATCATGGTGCTGATCAGATTCTCACACTTGCTAACGGAGTTGCATTTACTAAAGGTGATGCAGTTACTGATGGAACTGCTACTGGAGTTGCATACGAAACTAACGCTGGTGACACTACAAAGGTTGCTGTTGTTCTTGATGCTGGTTCCGCTAAGTTTGCTGTTAATGGTACAGTAAGCACAGAGAATGTAGATGCAGTTGCTGATTGGTATGATCAACAGTATGCTGTTCCTGGATCAATTAAGTGGAGCGCACTTGCACCTCGTCCTGGTACTTCACCTTATGCTGCTGCTAGAGGCGGTGCGAACGATGAGATTCACGTTGCAGTTATTGATGCAACTGGCGGAGTCAGTGGAACATCAAATACTGTTCTTGAGAAGATGCTTTATCTCTCAAAAGCTCCTGGTGCTAAGACCACTGAAGGTGAGGCAAACCACTACAAGCAGGTAATCAAAGGTCGCTCTAAGTATATCTATCTTGCAGCATACGAAGATTCTACCGATGTATTTACTTACACCGATTCCGTAGCAATCACATCCTCTGCTACTGCTGCTTCTAAGTTCCATCTCTATGGTCCTTTCGTCTATACCCTTTCTGCTGGTACTGACTATAACAACTATAACGTTGGTAATGAGACTCAGACTTACAACGATGCGTTCGCTGACACTGAGACCATTCAAATTGACTATGTTCTTTGCGGTCCCACAACTCTTGCTAAGGCAAACTCACTGATCAACCTTGCTAATACTAGAAAGGATTGTATCACATTTGTATCTCCTCAGAGATCTGATGTTCTCGGAAGTTCTGCTTCCACTGGAGCTGCTCAGACAGACAACGTGGTTGATTTCTTTGAAGCAATCAGCGATAGTTCTTCTTACGCTGCATTTGATAACAACTATAAGTACATCTACGATAGATTCAACGATACTTATCGTTATATTCCATGTAATGCTGACATGGCTGGTCTTTGTGTTAACACAACTGCCATCTCTGAAGCATGGTTCTCCCCTGCTGGTTTCAACAGAGGTAACCTGAGAAACGCTGTTAAGGTTGCTTATAATCCAACTAAAGCACAGCGTGACGAACTCTATAGCAAGCGTGTCAATCCAATCGTTTCATTCCCTGGTCAGGGCATCGTTCTGTTTGGTGACAAGACTGCTCTCCGTAGTCCTTCCGCTTTCGACAGAATCAACGTTCGTCGTCTGTTCCTCATCCTTGAGAGAACTCTTAAGAATTTCTCCAAAGGAGTTCTGTTTGAGTTAAACGATGAGACTACTCGCTTGAACTTCACCACGCAGGTTAATAACTACATGCGTGACATCCAGGCAAGAAGAGGTATGACTGATTTCCTCGTAGTCGCAGATGAGTCAAATAACACAGCTGATGTTATTGATCGTAATGAATTTGTTGCTGATATCTATATCAAGCCTTCTCGCTCCATTAACTTCATCACCCTGACATTCGTTGCTACTCGCACTGGTGTCAGCTTCAATGAAGTTATCGGCAGAGTTTGATTAGAAAATAAATACACTTAAGGAGATAATCAAACAATGGCAAACTTAACTTCATTTAAAAGTAAGATTGGTTATGGTATCCGCCCTAATCTGTTTATGGTTCAAGTAACAGATTTAGAGGATAATATCGGTGACAAAACAGAGATCAATGGATCTGATGCTGATTTCACATTCCTCTGCCGTTCCGCTGGTATTCCTGCCAGCACAATCGGAACGGTAGAAGTTCCTTTCAGAGGTAGAGTCATCAAACTTCCTGGTGACCGCACCTTTGAATCCTGGACTATCACAGTCATGGCTGATGAAAGCATGACAGTCAGAGGATTCTTTGAGAAGTGGATGGAAAAACTGAATAAGCATGAGAATGGTGCAGGTTATACCACAAAATTTGCCTCCACTCTGAAAGTTTCTCAGATGCAACGCGGAACTTCTACCTCTGATGCTCTTAAGGATCCACATAGCATTGTAAGATCCTATGAGTTCTTCAATGCTTTCCCAACCAACATTGCTCAGATTGATCTGTCATATGACAACAACAATACCATTGCTGAGTACACTGTTGAGTTCCAGTATGACTGGTGGGAAGCTAAGAAAGCAGATAGTACTGTTGAGATCGGTGCAACTGCCACTATCTGACATGGATAAATAACTACAGTAAACGTAGTTAACCTTATACAATGGCGGAGTTATTTGGGTTTTCCCTTGATAAAGGAAACCAAAAGAAAAAGAAGCAGCAGGGGTTAATCTCCCCTGTTGCTCCTAATAATGACGACGGGACCGTAACAATCTCTGCTGGAGGTTATTACGGTCAATATGTTGATATGGAGGGTGTCTCCAGAAACGAGTTTGAGCAGATCCGAAAGTATCGCGAAGTCTCATTACACCCTGAAGTTGACTCCGCAATTGATGAAGTAGTCAACGAAGCAATCGTTGCAGATGGTGATGACTCACCAGTAGAAATCGAACTCTCTAATCTTGAGCAGAGCGAGTCAATCAAGAAGAGAATCAGAGAAGAATTTAACGAGATCAAACGCTTACTGCAGTTTGATAAAAAGTGCTACCATATTTTCAGACGTTGGTATATTGACGGAAGACTTTATTATCATAAGGTAATTGATGTAAACAAACCTACTGAAGGCATTAAAGAACTTCGCTACATTGATCCACTGAAGGTCAAGAAAATGCGTGAGGTTAAAAAGAAACCTGCAGCAGGTGGTGGAGATAAAACTAAAATTTTAAACTACGGTGATGTAAACGAATACTATCTCTACAATCCCAAAGGAGTATTCAATCATAAAGCAGCGGTCAGTCTTGCAGGGAACGATCAACTTGGTGTGAAGATTGCACCCGATGCGATCACGTTCTGCACGTCAGGACTGATGGACATGAATCAAAATCTGCCATTGTCCTATCTGCATAAGGCACTGAAAGCAGTTAACCAACTGAGAATGATTGAAGATTCTCTGGTTATCTACAGAATGTCCCGCGCACCAGAACGTAGAATTTTCTACATTGACGTTGGTAATCTTCCAAAGGTCAAGGCAGAACAATATCTGCGTGAGGTCATGTCTCGCTATAGAAATAAACTGGTATATGATGCCAGCACTGGTGAGATTCGTGACGACAAAAAGTTCATGAGTATGCTGGAAGATTTCTGGTTACCTCGCCGCGAAGGTGGTAGAGGCACAGAGATCACTACACTTCCTGGTGCTCAGAATCTTGGAGAACTGAAGGACGTTGAATACTTCCTGAAGAAACTCTACAAATCGCTAAACCTCCCACCATCTCGCGTGGGCGAGGAAAAGGGATTTAGTCTTGGACGCTCCAATGAGATCCTGCGTGATGAACTTAAGTTTATCAAGTTCGTCGGCAGACTCCGCAAGCAGTTCTCGCATCTCTTTAATGATATGTTGAAGACCCAGTTAATCCTCAAAGGTGTCATCACTACAGATGACTGGGAATTAATGGAGCAGCATATTCAGTATGACTATCTGTTTGATAACCATTTCACTGAACTCAAAGAGATTGAGATGATCGGTGAGAGATTAAACCTCGTAGAAAGAATGCAACCTTTCATGGGAGTTTACTACTCTAATGATCATATCAAGCGTCAGATCCTACAGCAAAAAGAATCCGAGATTGAAGAGATCCGCATTCAAATTGAGAAGGAGAAGAAGTCTGGTGAACTTATGGATACTCCAGTCATGCCAGTGGAAGATCCCAATGCTCCAGTTCCACCAGCAGGCGGTCCAGTTGATACATCAACGAAACCTCCTATGAAAGCGCAGACTTCTAAAGAGCTTGAAAACTAAATAATATTATAAATTAATTTACTATCATGACTGTTACTAAAGAATTGATTGACAAAATTGTCAATGGAGAGAACTCCGTTGCATCTGATGAAGTGATTGACCTTCTTTATGCAAAAGCATCTGAAGCATTAGATTCCTATAAAAAGGAATATGCTGGACAACTTATGAATCCCACAACCGAAGGAGAACCTGAAGTTGGCGAGGGTGATCCTAACATTGATGCTCCGCAACCAGAAGGTTCCGCAGAACAACAGATTGAAGAACCCACCACCGAACCCGAAGAAGAACAATGAAACTTATCGTAGAGCACATTGAAGATATTGAACTTCTCACTGAAGAGAAGGATGGAAAAGAGTATACATATATTCAGGGAGTATTTTTGCAGGGCGATATCAAAAATCGCAATGGGAGAGTATATCCAATGCCTGTTCTTCAGCGCGAAGTAACTAACTACAACGAAAATTTCGTTCAAAAGTCCCGTGCTCTGGGTGAACTCGGTCATCCTGATGGTCCTACCATCAACCTTGATCGTGTTTCACATAAGATTGTAGAACTTTATCAAGATGGTTCTAACTATGTTGGTAAGGCAAAACTTCTTGAAACCCCTATGGGTCAAATTGCAAAGAACCTTCTCCGTGAAGGTGTGCAACTTGGAGTTTCCTCTAGAGGTGTAGGTAGTCTTGAATCCAAAGGTGGATCAAATTATGTCAGAGATGACTTTATGCTTACAACTGCTGCTGATATTGTTGCTGATCCTTCTGCCCCTGATGCCTTCGTCAACGGAATCATGGAAGGAAAAGAATGGGTTTGGAACAATGGAGCATTTAAAGAAGCTGAACTCCAGCAAGCAAAAGAAGATTTAGAGAGAGTATCACGCGGAGCACTTGAGGGTAAAATCCTTGAGAGCTTTGAGAAACTGCTCTCTAACTTATAATTTTAATAAATAAGTAATAGAAAAACTAAGGTCCTTTAGGGGTTATTTTAAATGGCTAATTCGTTAAACGAGAAATTTGAAGATTTCGTATCAGAAAATGTTGATGCGGAAACTGTTACAGAAATGAACAACGCTGTCACTGCTGGCGCTGCTCCAGCTGAAGGTTCACATCTTCCTGCCGCTACTGGTGCTGATGTTGCTGTTGCCAATGTTGAACCAATGGCTGCAGGATCATCCGCTGAGTACTCAGGTAAGTTTGAGAACTCTGGTGCTAAGGCTGCTGCTCCAGTTAAAAAGTCTAAGACTGCAGTTAACTCGGGCGAAGGCAAGCAAGATCCTATGCCTAAATTAGAAGGTGGCAAGGATATGGCTGGCAAGAAAGTTAGCCGTGGTGGCGGGGACGCAATGCCTAAACTTGCTAAGGAAGAAATTGATGTTACTGATGACATCAATGCTCTCGTCAATGGCGAGGATCTTTCTGAAGAGTTTAAAGAAAAGGCAACAACAATTTTCAGCGCCGCTGTTTCTTCTAAAATTGATGAAGAAACCAAGCGTCTGGAAGAAAGCTATGCTGCTCAGTTGAATGAGCAAATTGACGTGATCAAGGAGGAAATGTCATCTAAGGTTGACTCCTTCTTGAACTATATTGTAGAACAATGGATTAATGATAACAAGCTCGCAATCAACGAAGGTATTCGCACCGAGATTGCTGAGTCCTTTATGTCTGCTCTTAAGGGAGTGTTCACCGAACACTACATGGATATTCCAGAAGAGAAGTACGATATGGTTGAGGGGATGAGCGAAAAACTAGATGAAATGGAGTCAAAACTCAACGAACAAATTGACAAGAATGTTGAATTAAATTCTGCTCTGGGAGAATTCGTCAAAGAATCTATCGTTGCCGAAGTATCTCAGGGTCTCGCTGATACTCAGAAAGAAAAACTTTCCTCCCTTGCTGAGGGTGTAGAGTTTGTTTCCGAAGAGTCATTCAAAGAGAAGATTGAAACCATCAAGGAAAACTATTTCCCTAAGACTTCAATCAATGAGAGCGTAGAAGAATCTGAGCCCGTTGCCGAGAAGGTAATCCCTGCTGGCATGGAGCAATATGTTTCCGCAATCTCACGCTACAATAAGTGATCTAAATTATAAATAAGTTATAGTTCACAAACATTAAATTTTTCCAAGGAGAACCAAATGTTCAATACCGAACAACTCCAGGAGAAGTGGGCACCTGTTTTGACACACGGCGATCTCCCCGAGATCAAAGATAGTTACAAGAAGGCTGTCACCACTCAACTTCTGGAAAACCAAGAGAAATTCCTCCGCGAGGAGAGAATGCTGACCGAAGCGCCTACTAACGCTGGTCCTATCAATACACCTACCACAGGTAGTGGAAACGTAGCAGGTTTTGACCCCGTACTGATCTCACTGATCCGTCGCTCAATGCCTAACCTGATCGCCTATGACATCTGCGGCGTTCAACCAATGAACGGTCCTACTGGACTGATCTTCGCGATGCGTTCACGCACCGAATCTCAGACTGGTGACGAGACCTTCTACAACGAAGTTAACTCTGCTTTCTCTGGTACTGCTTACAACTCCAGCAACTCTGCTGGTGGTACTGCTCCTACTGGATCCAACCCTGCCGTTCTTAACGACAGCGGCACCTATGGTTCCTCAGGTGGCATGGCAACAGGTACTGCTGAATCTCTGGGTGAAGCCGCTACCAGCGTATTCCCAGAAATGGCATTCAGCATCGAGAAGATTGCTGTTACCGCTAAGAGCCGCGCTCTGAAAGCTGAGTACAGCATCGAACTCGCACAAGACCTGAAGGCAATTCATGGTCTGGATGCTGAGACTGAACTCGCCAACATCCTCTCTGCTGAGATCCTCACTGAAATCAACAGAGAAGTCGTTCGTACCGTATTCCGTTCCGCTAAGGCTGGTGCCCAGCAGAACGTTGCTACTCAAGGTACGTTTGACATGGACGTTGATTCCAACGGACGTTGGAGCGTTGAGAAGTTCAAGGGTCTCCTCTTCCAGATTGAGCGTGAAATGAACGCCATCGCAAAAGAGACTCGTAGAGGGAAGGGCAACATGCTCGTCTGCTCTTCAGACGTTGCTTCTGCCCTGTCAATGGCTGGCGTCCTTGACTACAACCCTGCTCTCAACACAGGTCTGAACGTTGATGACACTGGCAGCACCTTCGTTGGTACGCTGAACGGTCGCATCCGCGTTTACATCGATCCTTATTCGGCACTGCCTTCTGAGGGTAACAACGCTGCTCAGTTCTTCATCGCTGGTTATAAGGGTACTTCCCCTTATGATGCTGGTCTGTTCTATTGCCCATATGTACCTCTGCAGATGGTACGCGCAATCGGACCTGACACCTTCCAGCCCAAGATCGGATTTAAGACCCGCTACGGCATGGTTCTTAATCCATTCGCTAAGGGTTCTACTGCCCTCTCCGATTCCGATCCAGTCGCTGCTGGTAACGTCAACACCAACGTCTACTACAGACGTGTCCGTGTTACCAACCTCATGTGATCCAATTCACACAGGTTACACAGACCTCCCTTACGGGGGGTCTTTTTTTATGTACATTTTTTTATTTACATTGAGTTTAGTAAAAAAGCAATAAATGTATTAGAAGTTACATAAAGTTTACTAGATAGTATAGAGTTATGCGAGGTGAAGAAATGAACCCATGCCCTCCTTGTACATCATGTAGCAACAATTGTATGGAGGTGACCAAATGCACAATCTATTATCACGCGCTCAATTAGATGAGTGGCGACATTTTGAAGACACAGTTGATGAACTTGAGATAGAAAATCAGAAATTAAATGATTACTACGAATGTCTAATTGAGTGTGATTCCTTGGACCAGAACCAATGTAAACGCATATGCCGAAGAATTCTAATGTAGCTACATGACCCCGAAAGGGGTCTTTTTTTATCTAAATATCTAAAAAGTATTATAACAATGACCCAGGCAAATTGGTTAGAAAATAAGATTGATAATCTTAACTACCTGGCACCACAAGGTTTTAAATTATCAATTGAAAAATTTCCTAAGGTAGCATATCTTTGTCAATCAGCAAACATTCCTGGTGTAAGAATTCCTGACATCAGTGTTGCTACTCCTTTTAGAGATATTCCTATTGCTGGAACTGAGACAGAATACGAAGATCTTACCGTAAGATTTTTGATTGATGAGAACATGGAAAACTATGTCTCAATTCATAAATGGATTGTGAAGACTGGTCTTGCAGAAAGATATGACACTGACAAAGATCCTGAAGAGGGATGGGTTTCATTAGAAATTTTAAACAGTAACTTTAATTCTAATATTCAGATTGAGTTTGAAAATGCATGGCCTACTGCATTAACACCAGTAGCATTTGATGCTACTGAAACGGGAGTTCAATACCTCACCGCAACTGCCACCTTTAAATACAGCATATATAGAATTAAGTATAATGGAGAAGTGATTAGTTAATGACATTTGAAGAGATTCAGGCGATGTGGGAACAGGACTCAAAGATTGATCCTGTTGAACTTGATACCGCTGCACTTAGCATTCCCACACTACATTCAAAATATTTAAAAATCTTTTCTGACTACAAATTTAAAAAGAAACTAGCAGTACTAGATCTTAAACAACTTAACAGACGCAAGTTTGAATACTATGCGGGACGAGGATCCGTAGAAGATTATAAAGAAGAACCTTTTGATCTCAAGGTTCTTAAATCAGATCTGCCAATGTATATTGAGTCTGACTCTCAGGTTAAAGAACTGCAGATGAAGATTGATATGTATGACATCATCATTGAATACCTGGAAAGTGTAATCAGGATGATCAACAATCGCTCATACCAGATCAAGAATGCGATTGAATGGAAATCATTTATTGAAGGAATTAAGTAATGTCAGACATTATCATTAGAAAGAAGAACGAAGTATACCTGCTAATTGATTGCGAACCACATATTAAATATGAACTCTCAGAGTATTTCACCTTTGAAGTACCCGATGCAAAGTTCATGCCACAATACAAGAAAAAGTATTGGGACGGTAAAATCAGATTGTTCTCCCCTGCTAATGGTGAACTGTATATCGGTCTGCTGCACTATCTGATTGAGTGGGCAGAGGAACGAGACTATACTTATTCCTATGAAGACAATGAGTTCTATGGCAAGGTTGTAGAGAAAGATCCTTACATTTTGCCAGCGACTGTAAAAGAATATCTGGACTACCTTACAGAAGGTACTCAGATTAAACCTAGAGACTATCAGTATAACGCAGTATATAAAGCACTGAAGAACTATAGAAAGATTATCTTGTCACCTACAGGGTCTGGCAAATCTTTCATGATCTATTCTCTGGTCAGATACTTCACTGCTGCACAACTTAAGACACTGATTATTGTTCCTAGTATCTCACTGGTGACACAGTTGTTTAAGGACTTCCAAGACTATGGTTGGAACGCAGAAGACTATTGCCACCAGATCTATCAAGGTGAAGCGAAAGTTTCTGATGCTCCTGTAGTCATCACGACATGGCAGTCAATCTACAAACTGCCCAAAAAGTATTTTGATTCTTACACTGCGGTGATCGGAGACGAGTGCCATACGTTTAAGGCAAAGTCTTTGACAAGTATTATGACGAAACTCCATGAAGCAAAATATCGCATCGGATTTACAGGTACACTGGACGGAACGAAAACTCACCGTCTGGTTCTTGAAGGTTTGTTCGGATTATCTGATAGGGTTACTAGTACTGCTGACCTTATGAAGCGTGATCAACTCACGCAACTGAAAATTAAGATCCTGGCACTCAAGCATGAATCGTATAAGTTTGCGAACTATCAAGATGAGATGGAATACATTGTCACTCATGGTAAGCGTAACACATTCATCAAAAATCTAGTAAGTGATCTGAAAGGAAATACTCTGGTGCTATTCAACTATGTGGAGAAGCACGGCGAACCCCTTTTTGATTTGATAAATAACAGCATAGGGGATACTAAAAAAGTATTCTTCGTTCATGGTGGTGTGGAAGCATCTGAACGAGAGGAAATTAGAAGACTAGCAGAAGTAAATGATAACTGTGTTATCATCGCATCATACGGAACCTTTTCCACAGGTATTAACATTAAGAATCTCCACAATATTATTTTTGCTTCACCAAGCAAATCAAGGATTAGGAATCTACAATCTATTGGTAGGGTCCTTAGAAAAGGAGATAACAAAGCTCAAGCAGTGCTGTATGACATTGCTGATGATTTTTCTAGAGGGAGTTATATTAACTATACACTCAATCATCTTAAAGAACGAATCAAAGTCTATAACGAAGAGCAATTTAATTATGAAATTATCCCAGTAAACATTAAAAAATGAACGATAAATTCTTCGCCACAATCAAGTTGATGACTGGAGAAGAAATTGTTGGACTAGTTGAAGTTCATGAAGAGGGTCTTGTAATACAGAACCCTCTCATATTGGAGGACATGAGTGACCTACAAGATTTATTAGGTGACGATATTAAAGTATCAGGATTAAGATTATCTAAATGGATTAAATCAACTACGGACAACATTTTCTTTATAACAGATACAAAGATAGTAACAGTCAATGAACTGTTAGAACCAGGATTAACTCATTACAAAAAAGCAGTTACACAAATCAACGAAACATTTAAGAAAAAAATTTCTAAAGCAGAAGACAAAAAAAAGTACAACGGATACAGAGCATCAGTAGAACATGCTAGAGAATTCTTTGAAGATCTATTCAATAGTTATTGATGTACGCATCTGCGATGCGTATTGATCTGCGATCAATTACTATGTTATTATTAAATATATAAAGCTATTGTTTCTCTTGAACCCTTACAGAGTTATTCTACACATGGAATCCACTCTTGTCAAGCTTTTAATCTGTGTTATAATGTAAGTACAATAATCTAAGGAAGATGAAAGACAATGAGATCCAAAAAGAAACCAGAACATTATGTAGACAATAAAGAGTTCTTAGCAGCACTGTCCGAGTACAAAAGAAATGTGCAGGATGCCTTGGCAGAGGAAGCACCACGTCCTATGATTCCTAATTATATCGGTGAGTGCTTCTTGAAGATTGCTCAGCATCTGTCCTACCGTCCTAACTTCATCAACTATCCTTTCCGTGAGGACATGATCAGTGATGGTATTGAGAACTGTGTTCAGTACATTGACAACTTTGATCCTGATCGTGGTAACCCATTTGCATACTTTACTCAAATTATTTACTATGCATTCTTGAGAAGAATCCAAAAAGAAAAGAAACAACTAGAAATTAAGAGCAAAATTCTTGAACGTTCTGGATACGATGAAGTCCTTTACGCTGATAAGAACGAACTGAACTTCTCCTCCTCCGACTATAACGGAATCAAACAGAACATTGAGCAGAAAACTAGAAAATGAAAATTGCCCTGATTACTGACACACATTATGGATTCAAAAAAGGCAATCAAGATTATCATGATTATTTCCTGAAGTTCTATAACGAAGTATTCTTTCCTACATTAAAGAAGAAAAAAATTAAGCACGTCATCCATCTGGGTGATGTGTTTGATATTCGTCGTAACATTGATTTTTGGAGCCTTGATTGGGCACGGAAGAACATCTTCAATCCTTTGCAGGACATGGGTGTTACAGTTGACATGATGGTCGGTAATCATGATTCATTTTATAAGAACACTCTGGAGATCAATTCTCTGGAGTGTTTGCTGCAGGAGTATGATAACCTCCGTGTCTACACTGGACCTTCAGAGGTTACTGTCGGTGGTCGTAAGATGGTTTATCTTCCTTGGATCTGCGATCAGAATGAAGAACAGACAGTAAACCTTCTGAAGAAAACAGATGCTGAGGTTGTTCTTGGGCACCTGGAGATGGAAGGATTCAAGACTAATCCTACCTATGTTGCTAATCATGGTAGGCAGACATCTGAGTTTTCTAAGTTTGAGTTGGTGATGTCAGGTCACTATCACACCAAGAGTAAGAAGGGTAACTTCCAATATCTTGGTAATCCATATCAGATGTACTGGAATGACTATGCTGACAAACGTGGATTCCATATCTGGGACACAGAGACTCTGAAGTTAGACTGGATCAAGAATCCATACGAGATGTTCCAGAAGATCTTCTATGATGATACTAAGAATGAGTATTGCACTCTAGACTTTGATGACTACAAAGATACAGTTGTCAAACTAGTTGTGGAAAACAAAACAGACTACACTATGTTTGATTACATTGTCAATGGTCTGCAAGATGTTGTGCTAGATCTTAAAATTATTGAAGACTTCTCTACTGAAGTTGATGACGATGATGACATAGAACTAGAACATGAAGACACATTGACCATCCTAGAGAAGTATGTTGACGAACTTAATACCAACCTAGATAGTCATAAGTTAAAGGAGATCATGAAGTCTCTTTACGTTGAGGCACTGGAGGTGGTATAATGTTCATACTGTGCCTAGAGGGCAAGGAAAATGAAGGAGCGTATGCTATTCAAAATGGTAAAATGGAAAGAACTCTGCTACTATTTCTTGAGTTAGAGGATGCTGAACGATTTGCTGGACTCCTTGAGGCAGATGATTTTCCGCCAATGTCTACAGTTGAGGTTGATGCAGAAGCAATGATTGATATGTGCGAGAGCACAGGGTATAATTACACTATTGTAGAACCCGATGAACTAATGATCCCACCATCACATGATTACACATGATTATCTTTGAAACCATTCGTTATAAAAACTTTTTATCTAGCGGCAATAACTTCACAGAAATTAAACTTAATTCACACGGTAACAATGTAATCATTGGTAAGAATGGTGCAGGTAAGAGTACAATTTTAGATGCTCTTACCTTTGTTTTGTTCAACAAACCTTTCCGTAAGATTAATAAACCTCAACTTGTCAACACTATCAATGGCAAAGATTGCTGTGTTGAAGTTGAGTTTTCTATTGGGAAAAAATCTTACAAGATTATCCGCAGCATGAAACCCAATAAGTTTGAGGTTTATGTTGATGGTGAGATGATGAATCAGGATGCTGCTGCAGCAGATCAGCAAAAGACCCTAGAGCAAACAATCCTCAAACTGAACTATAAGTCATTCACACAGATTGTTGTTCTGGGATCTTCTACGTTTGTTCCGTTCATGCAGTTGCCTCTGGCATCACGTCGTGACATCATTGAAGATCTCCTGGATATTCAGGTGTTCTCTACGATGAACTCTAATCTTAAAGACCGAATGAAGCAGGTCAATGATGACATTCGTTTCAAAGACAAAGATCTTGAGTTGGTAAAGCATCGCATTGAGTCGCAGGAAGATCTGATTAGAGAACTCGAAACACAGAGTGACAATCTTATTAAGCATAAGCATGATAAGATCAGCAAGTTGTTATCTCAAAGTGAGGATATTGCGACAGAGAATCACAAAATCACAAAGTATATTGAAACTAGAAAGAGTGATTTATTTGACGGTGATAAACTCTCTAAAAAGTATGATAGTTTAAAAGAGTTTAAGATAAAGTTTAAGACAAAACTTTCTAACTTAAATAAGGAACTCTTATTTTATACTAACAATGATACTTGTCCTACATGTAAGCAAACACTAGACTCTGACTTTAAGCAAAGTAAGGTAGATAAAAATAAGAAATCTATCTCTGAAACAGAAAAGGCATGGGGTGTTCTTGACGAACAAATTAGTGATGTAAAGACGCAGATCAATGAGTATAAAGAAATCTCTAATGATATCAGAGATAATTATTCTGCCATTGATAAGAATAATGGAATCATTAATCACATCAATCGTCAGGTTAAAGATCTTGAGAATGAGATCAGGTCTATTACTGATAGTAAGAACAACTCCAGTAAAGAGCAAGAACAGTTAGAGAGTTTGCAGGAACAGAAGGTAGCACATGAGCAGACTCTATTCCTACACAAGGAAACTAAGGATTACTTTAGTGTTGCTGCTAACCTGCTGAAGGACACTGGTATTAAGACCAGGATCATCAAACGATACCTGCCAGTGATGAACAAACTCATCAACCAGTACCTACAGCAGATGGATTTCTTTGTGAACTTCACGCTCAGCGAGAGTTTTGAGGAAACCATTAAGTCTCGTTATAGGGATGATTTCAGTTACTCATCGTTCTCTGAGGGTGAGAAGTCTCGCATTGACATAGCTCTTATGCTAACCTGGAGATCAGTTGCAAAACTGAAGAACAGCGTTGACACTAACCTTCTTATCCTTGACGAGATCTTTGACAGTTCACTTGACAGTACGGGCACTGATGAGTTATCATATATCTTGAGAAACTTTACCAACGACCTCAATCTGTTTATTATCTCGCACCGAGAGCACATGGTTGAAAAGTTTGACCGTGTTCTCAAATTTGATAAAGTGAAAAATTTTAGTAAAATGGAGGAATTGACCAATGGCGACTGAGGGTAACGCAGACTTTGATCTAGACCTTTCAAGCATCCCGCAAATTAATTTGGATGCATCTCACTTCTGGAAGTATGAAGAAGACATCGTACTGAAAGAAGTTCGTGAGTATCTGTCGGGAACATATCGTTCTCACTATACTTCTCAAGAGTCTAAGACCCAGACTCTTGATCTGATTGAAAGTATCGGTGATGCAGAAGCATTCTGCCGTTCTAATGCAATTAAATACCTTTCCCGATTCGGTAAGAAAGGTGGTAAGTCCAAGATGGACATTCTAAAAGCAATTCATTATTGCATTCTTCTTTGCCACTTCTCTGGCGTCCTCAACAGCACAAGTGATTATCCACAATGAGTATGAAACTGTCCAACGATACAATTGAAATTCTGAAGAACTTCTCTCAGATTAATCAGTCCATTGCTGTAGAGGCAGGACATAAATTGCGTACCTTCTCTATTGCAGAGAACATTCTCGCTGAGGCAAATGTTACGGAAGCATTTCCACAAGACTTTGCCATCTATGATTTGAGTGAGTTTCTTGGTAATATGTCTTTGATGGCGGGTGCTGACATGCAGTTCGGTGCTGACCATCATGTGAAGATTACTGACACACGTTCTTCCATGAAGTATTTCTTTGCAGACCCTAGTCTGATTAAGAAAGCACCAGATGACAATCCCACACTTCCTTCTGAAGATGTTAGTTTTACTCTGACTGAAGAAGACCGTGCTCGTTTGATTCGTATGGCAGCAGTCAACAATCTCCCTGATCTTTCTGTTATTGGTGATGGTGAGATGATCTCTGTGGTTGTTCGTGATAAGGAGAACGACACTTCAAATACTTACTCTGTAAATGTCGGTGTTACCGATGATGAGTTTGTACTCAACATGAAGGTTGAGAACCTAAAGATCTTCAAAGGAGATTATAAGGTCACTATGTCCAAGCGCCTGATTAGTTGCTTCCAGCATGAGAAGATGCCTCTGACCTACTGGATTGCACTTGAACCCGATTCTAACTGAAACTTTTTTACATTATGAATGACCAGTATCTGTGGGTGGAGAAATACCGCCCTCGTAAGATTGACGATTGTATTCTGCCTGACAGTATCAAACGTGATCTTAAGCAACAGGTTGCTGCTGGTGAGTTGAATAACCTTCTGCTTGCTGGTCCTCCTGGTGTTGGTAAGACTACTGCCGCTAAGGCATTGTGTGAAGAACTAGGATTATCTTATATCATTATTAATGGATCCGATGAAGGACGATTTCTGGACACGGTACGCAACACAGCAAAAAACTTTGCGACGACCGTATCTCTTCAAGGCAGCAAGCACAAAGTCATCATCATTGATGAGGCAGATAACACAGGCAACGACGTACAACTCCTCCTACGGAGTTCTATTGAGGCATATCATAGCAACTGCCGATTCATCTTCACCTGTAATTACAAAAACAAAATCATTGACCCCATCCAATCACGATGCTCAGTCATTGATTTCGCATTCAAAGGAAAAGAAAAGGCAGCTATTGCGGGGCAATTTTTCAACCGTGTCAGGTCTATACTTGAGAGTGAAAATGTTGCGTATGATCCTAAGGTTGTTGCAGAACTGATTCAGAATCACTTCCCTGACTGGCGTCGTGTGCTGAATCAACTTCAGAAGTATGGTAATACTGGTAACATTGATACTGGTATTCTCACAGAGATTAGTGATATCAATCTTAAAGGTCTTACTGATGCTCTGAAGAAGAAAGAGTTTGGTACTGTTCGTAAGTGGGTAGTATCAAATCTGGATAATGATTTCAACATGGTTATCCATCGCATCTACGAAGCAATGTATGATGTTCTTGTTCCCTCTACTATCCCTATGGCAGTCCTGGTGATTGCTAAATACCAATATCAGGCGGCATTTGCTGCTGACCAGGAGATCAACCTTCTGGCATGTCTAACCGAAATTATGATGGAGTGTCAATTCAAATGAATGTAAAACTGATTCGTATGTCCTCTGGTGAGGATCTGATTACTGAAGTGGTAGGTAGCACTGACAGTACTATTACTGTAAAAAATGCTATCGTTGGTGTTCCATCGTCACAAGGAACTCTGACTTTTGTTGCGTGGTCTCCAATGCTCAGTAAGGATGTCAAAGAGATTGAAGTGCAATCTAAGTTTGTTGTTTATGTAACTGATCCTGATGAGCAGATCATTGATCAATACAAGCAAATGTATTCGCCTATTGCTACCCCCGAGAAGAAAAAACTTATTCTTTGATGCCAGTAAAGACTAATCCTCAGAACGTAAAGGAAGCACACGAAGCACTCTTCTATGCTTCCATGAATCTACCTACTGCAGCTGCTCATTGTGGTATGACAGTTAAACAATTGAAGTTAACCTTTTGGGAATACCTTAAATATCATGAACCAACCTTTGAACCAGAATGTTAGATCTTTCAATAACTATGATTATTATCATGGTAAACTTCCAGTAGATGATTTAAAAAAAATCAAGGAACTATGTCAAGTATCAAATTCAGGTGAAAGAGCTAACTCTCATTTAGCTGGATTTATTGAAAATGAATATGTGCTGAAAAAGGAATGCAGAGATTTAGTTCTGCCGCATATTTACAAAGGTGCTTGTTCTATGCTTGATAACCCATCAATGAGATGGAGGAATCTAAGTTCTTGGATAAATTATCAAAAAAAGTACGAAGTAAATCCTCTTCATAACCACACAGGAATGTTGAGTTATGTCATGTGGATTAATATTCCATATGATCTTGATGATGAATTGAATCTCGATCACATTAAAAATTCTACCTTAAGGCAAGATGCAACTGCCTTTACGTTTGTGTATATGGATGTTCATGGTACACTTCGTCAACAACCCTTCCAATTAACTAAAGAAGATGAAGGTGATTTTATTATTTTTCCTGCACAAGTACATCACATGGTGATGCCATTCTATACTTCTGATGGTTATAGAATATCTATTGCTGGAAATATTGCACCCCGAAATTGATTATGAAAGCATTGAAAACCCCCCTTCGTTATCCTGGTGGCAAGTCTCGCGCCACCAAGTATCTTCTCCCGAGATTTCCTGAGGAAATCAAAGAATATCGTGAGACATTTCTTGGTGGTGGTAGTGTTGCCATCGCATTTAGTAAAGCAAATCCAGATACTCCAGTTTGGGTTAATGATCTTTATGAACCTCTCTATAATTTCTGGAGAGTATTGCAAGATGATGGCGTTAAACTTCATCGCCGCTTGCAGGAACTTAAGTCTAGGTATCCTGATCAAGCATCTGCTAAAGGTTTATTTCTAGAAGCAAAGGAACTTGTAAATGACTATTCCATATCCAATCTATCTCGCGCTTGTGCTTTTTACATTATTAACAAGTGCTCTTTTTCTGGTCTCACTGAGTCCAGCTCCTTCTCCAGACAGGCGTCTGATAACAATTTCTCGATGTCTGGAATTGAGAAACTAAAAGGATATACTTACATCATTCGCAACTGGAAGATTACTAACTGGTCATATGAAGGACTTCTTACTGATGATAAGAGTACTTTCATCTATCATGATCCTCCATATGACATTAAAGATAACCTCTATGGCAAGAAGGGAGATCTTCATAAGCGGTTTGATCATGATCAGTTTGCTCTTGACTGCGACCGTTTCGTCGCTCGTCAAATGATCTCCTATAACTCCACTCAGATGGTCAAGGATCGCTTTAAAGATTGGTTGGCATGTACTTATGACCTCACTTATACTATGCGCTCCACAGGCGATTACATGAACGAACAGAAGGACCGTGCTGAATTACTGCTGACTAATTATGAATGAAGATAACATCCCATATGTTGAACTAGAACTTGACATTGAAGACTGTCGCCAGATTCTGACATCAGTAAAGTATCGTTTAGAGAACTGGCACTTTGAAGATGAAGATGAAAAGGCACAACTGAATGCCTTGAATGATTTCTTCTACCGCGTTATCCTTGAGTACAACTTTAAAATTGATGGCAAAGACTGAACTGAAGCACTGGTTGAATTCTATCAATCATGAGAAACAAAATATCATGAGTGATGAGAATAAAAATCAGTATCCTCCTTACATTATAAACCGCTGTCTCTCTGGTTTTATAGATACTATCATGGTGGCGAATGAAATGAATATCAATCACCATCTGTCTAAAAAACTACAATATGAATTTTTACTAAATATTGTCAGACCAAAACGGAGATTCTCTCCGTGGTTGAAGAAAGAAAAGATTGATGATCTGGACGCGGTGAAATCTTACTATGGATATAGTAACGAGAAAGCTAAGTCTGCTCTTAGTATTCTTTCTGATGCACAACTGAATTCTATTAAACAAAAATTGACTAAAGGCGGTAAACAATGACTACAGCGACTGACATTGAAGTAACTTGGGATCCCCATAATATGGTGGAAGTTACTTTGAGCGAACCTGATGATTTCCTTAAAGTCCGTGAAACGCTGACTAGAATCGGTGTTGCGTCTCGTAAGGAAAAGAAACTGTATCAATCCTGCCACATTCTTCATAAGCAGGGACGATACTATATTGTCCATTTTAAAGAACTCTTTGCCCTTGATGGTAAACGTGCTAACCTGACGTTGAATGATGTTCAGCGTCGTAACCGCATTACTCAACTCCTGGTTGACTGGGAACTGATTTCTGTGGTTAAACCTGAGGCAATTGAAGATGTATCTCCTCTCAATCAAATCAAGGTTATTGCTTACAAAGAAAAGTCTGAATGGACGCTAGAAGCAAAGTATAACATCGGTAAAAAGAAGGTGATTACTACTACAACTGAGGCATAAATAGTTTCGTGCTTTTCGTGCGGCACACTCTACAATCGGAACACCCTATAAGGAGGTACGGTATTTACCCTACCTCCTTTTTTCGTTTTCTGATTAAATAGTACTGGATGCCTTCGGGGTCCACACAACGTCACTCGCTTATTTAAGGAGAACTACAGATGGTCAAGTACAACATCGCGGACATTGATGCGCTATTGAATGATGCGTCAAGGTTTGGTATTGGTATGGATGAATGGATTCGTAGGTTTGCCTCAGTTCATGAGTCAGATGCAAACTACCCACCTCATAATCTTGTTAAAGAAACTAGTATTGATTTCAGACTAGAACTAGCACTTGCTGGTTATAGCAAAGAAGATATTAAAGTTGAAACTGAATCTAATAAATTATTTGTACAGTGTACAAAACCTGGAGATTCAGATGCTGATCATGAGTATCTACAGAGAGGAATCGCCCGTCGCGCATTTACTTGGAGTAGAACTATTGCTGATGATGTTGAAGTCCAAAGTGTTGATCTTACCAATGGTCTTCTTACAATTAGATTGAGGAGAATTATTCCCGATCATCAGAAAAAGAAAACATATGAGTTGACAGGCGACTAGTGTGGTATAATATATACAATGAACTTGTTTAAAAAAATGTCCTATACTGTCACTCTTAAAACCAACGATGGTGATCAAACGATTACCTGTGATGGGGATACTTATATTCTAGACGCTGCTGAAGAGCAGGGCATCGACCTCCCCTACTCCTGCCGAGCTGGTGCCTGCTCCACCTGCGCGGGTAAAGTTGTGTCTGGAACTCTTAATCAGGAAGATCAATCATTCTTGGATGATGATCAACTGGAATCGGGTTTTGCTCTATTGTGTGTGGCATATCCAGAGAGTGATTGTGTAATTGAAACTGAAAAAGAGGAGGAACTCTACTGATGTCTGCGCTCAGAACTCAAATTATTAATGCCTTACGTTCTAATGCTGAAGGAAATATCCTGAAAGCAAAGATGAATGTTGAAGTTTATCTTTCAAACCCTGTGGGTATTGGTGAACATCCTGATGTTCTTGCTGCCATTCAAGATCAACTGGATATCATCGCACATGAAGAAGAACGTCTTGAAGTTATTGAGAGACACTTTTCATAAATATAATTGAATATCGTCGCCGCAGAGGGTCCTGGTCACAGTCAGGTTACCCTCTTTTTTCTTGCTTATAAATACAAATAAACTCTGTCCTGATGAAAACATATAGGGATTTAAAACTTACTCTTCGCTATAATACTCAGTTAAATTCTAAGTTCTGGGTTGGCGAATCAATGAAACCTGAGGTTCGTGAGGGTTTGATTCGTATTGCTGAAGAGTGGGCAGAGTTTGCTAACATCCCTTCTGCTGCTATTATTGATGTCGTTCTGGTAGGTGGAAATGCCAATTACAATTATACTAAGTATTCTGACCTGGACCTTCATCTTATTGTCTCCAAAGAAGATATTGCCGATTGTCCTGATCTCATTGATGATTACTTACGAGACAAAAAACAATTATGGGCTCTCACCCATGATATTCAGATCTATGGACACGATGTTGAACTCTATGCCCAAGATAGAAGAGATCCCGCCCCTTCGGGTCAGGGAGTTTTCTCCCTGGTAAATAGTCTGTGGTTGCGTCGTCCTACATATCAGGATGTAAATCTTGCAGATCCTAACATTGCTAAGAAGGTAATGCACTATATGGAGAAGATTGATTTCCTGATTGATAATAAGGCAGATGACCGTGATGCATTTGAAAAACTCAAAGAGAAACTGCGTGACATGAGAGCGTCTGCTATTCAACGTGGCGGAGAGTTTGCTGTAGAGAATCTTGTATTCAAAGAACTCCGTAATCGTGGATACCTAGATAAGATGTCTGAACATCTTAGAAACCTTAAGGACACCAGCTTGTCAATCGACTGACCTCATGCTATAGTATGGTCTGAGTTATAGGAGTTTATGGCAATTCAGCTTGCCCTACTTAAGTCGGGCGAAGAAATCCTTGCTGATGTTCGAGAGATCATTGATAAGGAAACCCAAAAGCAAATTAGTTTGGTTTTTATTAAACCAGTTCGTGTGGTAGTAACTCAACCTGCTACACTAAACGAGGAGACTGGTCAACCAAATCAAGGTCTTCTAAGTTTTGCGCCATGGATCTCTACATCAAAAGATGAACAATTCTTTGTTCCTTATGACTGGTGTGTGACGGTCTGTGAACCAAATGATGATATTAAAAACAGTTACATTGAAAACGTAGGAGTTCGTAATGACAGTGAAGATCATTTCTTTGAAGACGGGGCAGTTTCTGATCTCGGAGATTGATGAGCGACCTGATGAGGATGCTGATTGCATTCTTATCAATCCCAAACGTATTCTTGGGTTTGCACCAGAGTGGAAACTTGAGAATTTTATTCCATTTACTTATCAGAAGCAAATCCCTATCAGGTCTTCTGATATTCTGACTATCGTAGATCCTATGGATAGTCTTCTTACTGTGTACCGTGTCGCTACTGCTTGATGGATTTCTATACTAATGTTGCCGTTATTAATGATACTATTTTGTATCGTGGATTTGATGGAGGTGAGCGGGTTGAGCGTCGTGAAGAGTTTTCACCAACTCTTTACGTCCCATCCAAAAAAGAAACCAAATACAAAACTCTTGAAGGCAACTATGTAGAACCAGTCAGGTTAGCTAACATCAAAGATGCGAAGGAGTTTGTCCAAACCTATGAGTCTGTGGACAACTTCACGATTTATGGTAATACGAAATATCTGTATCAATATATTCTGGATAAGTATCCAAAGGAAGTAGATTACGATTTCACTAAACTCAATATCATGTCACTTGATATTGAGACTACATCAGAGAATGGGTTTCCTAGTGTCGAAGAAGCACGGGAAGAAATTCTTTGTATTACAGTGAAAGATTTTACTAGCAAGAAGATCATCACTTGGGGATGTGGTGAGTTTGAGAACTCACGCGATGATGTTCATTACATCTATTGTCAAAACGAACGTGAACTCCTGATGAAGTTTCAGGAGTATTGGGTTCAGAAGACTCCTGATATTGTGACTGGATGGAACGTCAAGTTCTTTGACATGCCATTCATCTGTCGTCGTATGGATCGTGTGCTTAGCATGAAGCACATGAGAGCACTGTCTCCATGGAACTCTGTGCGTGAGCGTGAACTCCATGTTCGTGGACAGAAGAAGATCTACTATGACATCATCGGTGTATCAACACTAGACTATTATGATCTATATCAGAAATTTACTTATACCAACCAGGAATCATATCGCCTAGATCATATTGCTTTTGTTGAACTTGGTCAGCAGAAGTTGGATCATAGTGAGTTTGAGAACTTCCAGGACTTTTATCGCAACAACTGGCAGAAGTTTATTGAATACAACATCCATGACGTAGAACTTGTGGACATGTTGGAAGATAAGATGAAGTTGATTGAACTTGCTGTCACTATGGCATATGACGCAAAGGTAAACTTTGAGGATGTGTTCTTCCAGGTTCGTATGTGGGACAGCATCATCTATGATGCCCTGACACAGGAGAACATTGTCATTCCTCCTAAGACTGAGAGTACAAAAGATCAGCAGTATGCTGGTGCTTATGTTAAGGAACCTACGCCAGGTGTTTATGATTGGGTGGTCAACTTTGACCTTAACTCTCTGTACCCGCACCTTATCATGCAGTACAATATCTCCCCTGAGACCCTCCTAGATGACCGTGTGAGCGGCATTAACGTGGATAAACTACTCAACCGCGAGATTGATACAAGCACCCTTGAGGGCGTTACTATCTGTCCTAATGGTACTTTGTTTACCACAGAGAAGCAGGGATTCCTTCCTAAGTTGATGGAGAAGATCTATACCGAGCGTACTATCTACAAGAAGAAGATGCTCAAGGCGAAGCAAGAGTATGAGAATACTAAGGATCCTCAACTTATTAAAGATATCGCCAAGTTTAATAACATCCAGATGGCACGAAAGATTCAATTGAACTCTGCTTATGGTGCCATCGGTAATGAATACTTTAGGTACTTCCGATTGGAGAATGCTGAGGCAATTACTCTGTCGGGACAGTTGTCAATCCGTTGGATTGAGAATAAAATGAATGAGTACCTCAATAAAATTTTAAAATCTGGTGATAAAGATTATGTCATTGCTGTGGATACTGATTCCATCTATCTTGATCTGGGTGATCTGGTCAAGAATGTATTCAAAGGAGGAACGCCGCCTGATGAGAAGGTTGTCAATTTCCTTGATAAGATCTGTAAGGTGGAACTTGAGACTTATATTGAAAGTTGCTACCAAGAACTGGCGGAGTATGTAAATGCTTATCAGCAGAAGATGGTCATGAAGCGAGAGAACATCGCCAATCGTGGTATCTGGACTGCGAAGAAGCGATACATTCTCAATGTGTGGGACAGTGAAGGTGTCCGCTATAAGGAACCGAAGATGAAGATCATGGGACTTGAAACTCAGCGTTCTTCTACCCCCGCATACTTTAAGGACAAACTTCTTAAAGCATATAAGATCATGATTGAAGGAAACAATGACGACATGATTGATTTTATCTCTCGTATTAAATCAGATACTAAGAAGCAAAGTTACCTAGATATTTCTTTCCCGAGAGGATGTAATAATCTTGATACTTACCGAAGTTATTCAGAGATTTATAAGAAGGGTACACCTATTGCTGTCAGAGGTTCACTATTGTACAATCACTATCTCAAGCAGCATCGGATTACTAATAAGTTTCCTCTTATCCAAGAAGGGGAAAAAATCAAATTCATCTACTTGAAGACTCCTAATCCCATTGGAGAGAATATTATTTCATTCTTTAATACTATTCCGAAGGAGTTTGGTCTTGACAAGTATGTGGATTACACCAAGCAGTTTGAGAAGTCTTTCTTAGAACCTCTCAAAAATGTGCTAGACTGTATTGGTTGGAAGCATGAGCGCACTGGTTCACTAAGTAGTTTCTTTTCTTAATTATGAGTTTTCTTAACAACGTTATCAAGGAGTTAGACAATGAATTTGCGTCAATCGTTGATGAAGGCATCGCCGCAGGGGATTGTAGTTCGTTTGTGGACACTGGCTCTTATATCCTCAACGCTTTATGTAGTGGCAGTATTTTCGGCGGTCTCCCACAAAATAAAGTCACTGCCCTCGCAGGAGAGTCCAGTACAGGTAAAACCTTCTTCGCCCTCTCAATTGTAAAGAATTTTCTTGAGCAAAATCCTGAAGGTCAGGTAATCTACTTTGAGTCTGAGTCTGCTATCTCTAAGGACATGATGGCAACCCGCGACATTGATGTGAAGCGTGTTGGTCTTGTTCCTGTGACTACGGTTCAGGAGTTCCGTACACAATCTATTAAGGTTGTTGATGAGTTTATGAAACTCAAGAAAGAAGATCGCCCACCGCTCCTCTTTGTGCTAGACTCTTTAGGTATGCTGTCCACCTCTAAGGAGGTGCAGGACGCTACTGATGGCAAGGAGACTCGCGACATGACCCGTGCTCAGGTGATCAAGTCTATCTTTAGAATCTTGTCACTGAAACTGGGTCAGGCAGGTATCCCTCTGATCGTTACTAACCATACTTACGAAGTTGTCGGTGCCTATGTTCCTACTAAGGAGATGGGTGGTGGCACTGGTCTGAAGTATGCTGCTTCTAGTATCTTGTTCCTCTCTAAAAAGAAGGAGAAGGATGGTACTGAGCAGGTTGGTAACATCATCAAAGTGAAGGCGCATAAGTCTCGCTTTACTAAAGAAAACTCTGATGTAGAAACGAGGTTGTATTTTGACGAACGAGGTCTTGACAAGTATTACGGACTACTGGAGCTGGGTCAACAGTACGGAGTCTTTGAGCGTGTGGGTAACCGTGTTAAGACTGAGCATGGTAATGTATATCCTTCTGCTATCTACAAGGACCCTGAGAAGTATTTCACACCAGAAGTCCTCCAAGCACTTGACGAGTGTGCCCGAAAAGAATTCTGCTACGGATCTTAATGGAAGCAATTGAAAGCACTATCATCAAGAACTTAGTTAGTGATGATACTTATGTTCGTAAGGTAATTCCTTACATCAAACCAGAATACTTTAATGAATACTCGGATAAGATTCTGTTTGACATCATCAACAACTTTGTTGTGACCTATGGTCAAACTCCTACTAAAGAAGTTCTTAGTATTGAGGTTGATAATCGTAAGGATCTGAATGAAGATTCTTATAAACAGTTGCAGGTCAAGATTGATGACATTGATAACACTGAAGTAGACTCTCAGTGGTTGTTGGATGCTACCGAGAAGTGGTGTAAACAACGCGCAGTTTACTTGGCACTACTGGATAGTGTGAAGATTGCTGATGGTCAGGATGATAAGAGAACTGAAGATGCGATCCCATCAATTCTTCAGGAAGCTCTTGCTGTCTCATTTGATGACCATATTGGTCACGACTATATAGAAGATTACGAAGATCGCTTCGCCTTCTATCACAGAAATGAAAGCAAAATCCCGTTTGACCTTTCTCTCTTCAATAAGATTACGAAGGGTGGTATTCCTAACAAAACTCTCAATGTCGCACTTGCTGGCACTGGGGTGGGCAAATCACTGTTTATGTGTCACATGGCCGCTGCGTCATTACTTCAGGGTAAAAATGTCCTCTACATCACACTGGAGATGGCAGAAGAGAAGATCGCTGAACGCATTGACGCGAATCTTCTTAACGTAAATATCAAGGACATTGAGGATCTGCCTGAGCAACTGTTTGAATCTAAAGTCACTCGTCTCGCACAGAAGACTAATGGCAAACTTATCATCAAAGAATATCCAACAGCATCTGCACACTCTGGACACTTTAAAGCACTTCTCAATGATCTATCGCTTAAGAAGAGTTTTAAACCAGACATCATCTTTATTGATTACCTCAACATCTGTGCATCATCTCGCTACAAAGGAGCACTAGTTAACTCGTATACCTATGTCAAAGCAATTGCGGAAGAACTTCGGGGTCTTGCTGTTGAGTTTGATCTCCCTATTGTTAGCGCCACTCAGACTACTCGCTCTGGTTATGGCTCTAGCGATGTTGATCTTACTGATACCTCTGAATCTTTTGGACTTCCTGCTACTGCGGACCTCATGTTTGCTCTTATCTCTACAGAGGAGCTTGAAAATATCAACCAGATCATGGTCAAGCAACTCAAGAACCGCTATAACGACCTCAACCTCTTCAAGAGATTCGTAGTGGGTATTGACAGAGCGAAGATGAGGTTGTATGATGTAGAGGACTCTGCTCAAGTTGACATTGTTGACTCAGGGCAAGAGCAATATGACTTTGAAGAAATAGCAAAGTCTCAACAACCCACAGCAAAATTTACTGATTTTAAATTTAATTGATATGACTATTGATCTTGAAAAATATGTTGAGTTCGTTGACGGAACCACCTCAGAACCTAGTAAAGAGTTTACTGAATTCATTGATCGTCTGATCAAACTGAACCAGGAAGACTTTGCTACTGAGCGTCTACTGACTGCTGCTGTAGGTATGTCTGCTGAAGCAGGCGAGTTTACTGAGATTGTGAAGAAGATTGTTTTTCAGGGAAAACCTGTAAACAATGAAAACCTGTTTCATCTGAAACGTGAGCTTGGAGACATCATGTGGTATGTTGCACAAGCTTGCATGGGTCTCGACATTTCGCTTGAGGAAATCGTTCAGATGAATTTTGAGAAACTGAGTGCCCGTTACCCCGAAGGCTCGTTTAGCATTGATCGCTCGGAAAACCGAGTGGCAGGCGATCTCTAATAAATACCCCCGTAAGGGGGTTTTTTAATGGGTATTGCCGAATTCAAAAAAGCAAGCAATGGTACTCACTATTGGAAAACTTTTGCTGAGAAAGTTCAGAACGGTGTTGCTCTTCTCACTAAAGATGGACATGTTACCATAGACAAGAGTGATAAGCGTTGGGGATTTTTAAAGACTACTAGTAGGTTTGATGCCAATGCTGAAGTTGGCATGGAACAATTTAAGAAAGGCAGAAGTTATTCTTTCCCTAAACTTGGTGGTGGTGAGGTTTCACTGGGTGCAATCCTCAAAGCAAATGTAAGCGTAGGAAGTCCTAGAAAGAAGTATAATCTCGGCAATGTAGCAGAGGGTGTTCTTGCATTTGCTATCACTGCAAGATTTTTAAATAAGAATAAGAGAATTACAGAGCAAGATCTTGTTAAGGTTTTGAATGCAGTTAAACCTACAAGATCTGGAACTTCGTCAGGTAAGATATTTCAGTCACCTAATGCTCCTCATCCTAAGATGAGGAAACTTTTGTTTGATGATGTGAAGGTAGTTGTAAACCTCACGACAGCAAACATGGACATGCTATTCACTAGTGATCCTGATGAGTATGAGGTGCTGAGACAACTGATGCCATCGTGCATCTCTTATGCAAACTCACAGGAGATCAATACTGCGGCACTGATGATGTATCGCAATGGCAAGAAAGATTATATTGATGTGATCGCTGATGGAATTGGTGATGAGACAGGAACAAAGGTTGATGTAAACCTTGTCATTAACAACTCCAAGAACATTTCTATTCCTGGTAATACTAATGGTACGCAACTAAGACTGACACAGATCTCATTGAAGAGAGATGTAGATCAGTTTGCTCAGGTTGGTGGATGGACTATGGATAAGACTGATGATTTGTGGGGCAGGATTCTTGGTAGTAGACCATCCACTTCTAGTGTAGTTCAACAGATCTATGCCGACTCTGCTGAGATGAGAGGAACCACAGAGGAGGTTGCTGCTGATACTATGAGGAGAGTTTATACCTGGGCTAATCAGCAACTGGAGCAAAAATTTAGTAATAAAGTATGGTTAGAGGAGTTTGTTGAAGTATTAGATAATTTTGCAACGTACAAAGAAGAGAACGTAGCACTGGTTGAGATCAAAGGTGACACGTTCCATAGATATGATTTCAAAAAGTTAAAGGTTGCTCTTGTCGGATTCCCTGAGGCAGACGTTCCTGCTAACCTTAGACTAAGTTCTGAATACATTGTCGGTGCTAGTGGTCTGCCTACAGTCAGAATCTCTGGAACTAACCAAAATGATAATAAGAAGTATGAGTTAGTGCAGTTCCGATTCAAGATGGAGAAAGGAACTGGTGGTGTTCCTAAAGCAATCCGTAATTATGTTGAGAAACGCTCTGGTCTGGAGGACTACATCGGATGAGCAAGAACACTCACTTAGAACACCTAGAGGATAGTATCTTACTTGATGGAGCGCAAGGTGCTACCGACGCATTTAAATTTTTAGATCTGCTGGCAAAAACATTCACCACTGGTGGATCTAATGCATTTAAGATTACCACAAAGTGGGACGGAGCACCTGCTATATTTTGTGGTATCTATCCTGGTACGAGTAACTTCTTTGTTGGAACTAAATCAGTATTCAATAAGGATGCGAAGATTAATTATGCAGACTCTGATATTGATAGGAATCATGGTCATGCTGCAGGACTGGTGGAGAAACTAAAAGCATCACTCAAGTATCTTCCAGCACTCGGTATCAAAGGAGTTGCACAGGGTGATCTTCTATTCACCACAGATAAAAAGCAACAGGTTATTGACGGCAAGAACTGCATTACGTTCCAACCTAATACTATTACATATGCTATCCCAGAAGATAGTGATCTCTATGAGAAAGCAAAGAAGGCAAAACTTGGTGTAGTATTTCACACCACATATACTGGCAGTGATGTCAGTACGATGAATGCTTCTTTTGGTTTTGATGTCAGTCAACTTAAATCTTCTGATGATGTTCTAGTTCTCAGTGCAGAGATAGGAACATTAGGCAGCGATACACTTCTCACAGCTGGGGAGAAAACTAAACTAGGACAACTGAGAACTCAGGCACCAGCGATAGTGCGTCGTGCTGGTTCATTCTTGGATGAGGTTGCTGAGCAGATTGTTGCTAAAGATCAGTTGACTATCGGACCACGACTGAAGATTTTCTTTAATGCTTACGTTCGTCAGGGCAGGACTGTTCCCTCACCTGATGCTTTCTATAAAGAGTTTACGAAGTATTTTGAGACAGAGTGTCAGAAGGCAGTAGATAAAGTCAAGACTCCTAAAGCAAAGGCAACCAAACTCAAGAAGATGTTTGATGGTCTTGAGTTTATTGAAAATAATAAAAGTGCTCTAAACAGCACTGTTCAACTATATAAGTTATTACAAGAAGCGAAGTTAGTATTCATTCGCAAACTTGAGAAGGGTGAGAAGATTGGTACTTATCTCAAGACTGAAGGTGGATATGAAGTCACAGCACCTGAGGGTTATGTTGCTATCAGTGGTGGCACCAATGCTGTGAAGTTAGTGGATCGTTTGTCATTTAGCGTAGCAAACTTTAACGTATCCAAAGACTGGGTATCAGGAGATAAATGAAAAGAGTAGTATTTGCTTGGGGTAGATTCAACCCACCAACAATCGGGCATGAGAAACTTCTGCTAGCAGTTAAGAACATTGCTGGTCAGGATGATTTCTTTATCTACCCTACACATACACAGGACAAGAAGAAGAATCCTTTAGATTCTAAAACTAAGTCAGATGTGATGAAGAAAATGTTTCCTACAATGAATACGAATATCATTTACGATCCTCACATTAAAACTATCATTCATGCATTGCAGCAGTTACAGGGAACATATCATGACTGCGTGCTTGTTTGTGGATCTGATCGCGTGCAATCATATGATAAGATGATTAGTAAGTATAATGGTATTGAATATACATTCAGAAAATTAGAGGTTGTATCTGCTGGCGAGAGAGATCCTGATGCTGATGGTGCTGAAGGTATGTCTGCCAGTAAGATGAGAGCAGCAGCAGTTCAATCTGACTTCAATTCATTTAGAGCAGGTATGCCTAGAACTATCTCTGATAGAGATTGCAGAGAACTCATGGACAAGATCAGAGATATTATGCTCAACTAAATAGTTTGATAGAATCTAAGTATTAATGTACAACTTTTCAGAATACTCAAAGGTTTACATCCGTGAACAGTATTACAATGATGAGATCTTCCCAGAAGGGATGAAAGTAAAGAATGGAAATGATCAGGTCGGCACTATTATTAGACGTGGACCAAACTATGTTATCTGCTTAGATGAAAATCATAAGACATTCAGAAGTTGGATCTCTGACATCAGCGAGGTTCATGAACTTGGCACTGATGAGACCAGAGAGTATCTTCAGGATCTTACTCCTGGTCAAAAGAAAGAACAATATGGTAAGACTAAGACTCCAGAGTGGTCTACATCTATAAATAAAAGAAAAAGTACCCAAAAGGAAATGTATAACGATAGCTATTCAGAGAATTTGGTTAAACGCACTGCTCAAGGCATTGCTGGTGAGCAAAGCTACGGTGAAGTTGAGAATAAGCAGGAAGTGTCTGATGAGTATTCAGCATCTTTGATGGATGCTGCTGTTGCTAAACTCTCTTCAGGTAAACTATTTGAAGGTAGCATGAAGCAAGCACGCAAGAATGTTGGTGCTGATTCATGTTGGGATGGTTATAAAGCAAAGGGAACTAAAAAGAAAGGTGGTAAGGTTGTTCCTAACTGTGTCAAAGAAGAGGATCTTGACGAGAAGAAACTTGATCCCGTTGGCAAGGAAGATGGTGATGTAGATAACGATGGTGATAAGGATTCATCAGACAAGTATCTGATGAAGCGTCGTAAGGCAATCGGCAAGGCAATCGGAATGAAGAAGGAAGAGCGTTCCGACTGGAGATCCGAACTTGAGGAGAAGTACGGAAAGAAAATGAAGGAAGCTGCTCAATGCAATAATTCAAAGGCAGGAACTGAGTGTCCTGTACATGGCACGAAGGAATGTAAGTGTGAAGACACAGTAGATGAAGGTTGCGGTTGCGACGGTCCTGCTCCTAAAAAAATGAAGAAGTCTTGATAAATAGCTGAGACCTGTATTATATAAGATCATGCTTGCATTTTTACTCCCCCTCGCGTCTAAGGTAATTAGAGATGCCGTCGCCAACATTCCAGAGAATGAAGAACTCGGTGAGAAGTTGGTTGAGATCTGTCTTGTTATCCTTGCTAAAGCGGTTAAGTTGACTAAGACTGATATGGATGATAAACTTCTTGAGGTTGTTGCAGAAGCAATTAAAGCAAGAGAAGAAGGTTGATATCAATTCACAACTAGATTTTTTGGGGAGCATGACTCCCCTTTTTTTATAAATAAAAAAAGATTACGAAAACTTTTCATAGGTAAATCACATGGCGTTATACGGAAATACTGATTCCAACGCAAACAAAACTAAAGTTGAGAACACTCGCGGTAATGGTCCTGCCAGCGCCAGCAGTGATATGACTGTGGTTTTTGTTGATGCTACGGAAGCAGATCTTGCTGAAAACAAGGCACGCGGTGTCACTGGTCCTGGTTGGTGGAACTTCCATACATATGATCAGAGTGGTGTTACCAGAACTAAGGCAGAATGCCTCGCTGTAATTTCTAATCCTGAAGCGAACTCCGCTGAGTCTCAGTCTGACGATACAATCGCAGCAGATAGAGGTATCACCATTGGCACTCAACCTGCTAATGCTTCTGTCACCGCACCTGCTGCTGCTACCTTCGCTGTCGTTGCGACCCTTCGTGGTGCTGCTGGTGGAACTGCTACCTTCCAATGGCAACTCTCCACTGACTCTGGTGCTAACTTCGCTAACGTCAGTAATGGTGGTGTTTACTCAGATGCAACTACTGCAACTCTGGCGATTTCTAACTCCACTGGACTGGATGGAAACCAGTATCGCTGCGTAGTCTCCGCGACTGGCGCTGCTGATGTAACTTCCTCTGCTGCTACCCTTACTGTTGCCTGATGAGTAGATGAGATTTGATGAACTGAATGAAGATAACTATATCTTCTTTGCGATTAAATATTACAACAATCCGCATTGCACGACAAAAGAAGAATTTGATGAGGATCTGAAAAGGTTTAAGTATGTCAAAAAACTGATACGAAAGTATCTAAACTCTGGCATACTTAAACATCATCTGATTCTTAATCATCTTATTCTTCTTTTTAATGTATTCAATGATGCAACAGTTCCGCTGTTGTTTTATAAAATTGATAATAATTGTTGGCCAGTTCTCAAATCATTTCTGCTATACTTAAACAGGATGCCAGAAGAGTATCTGGATGGTCTTAAACCAGATGAACAATGTTTAGAAGAACTAAATAAGATATGAAAAACATTAGAAAACTTCTACAACAAGCGAGATATAAAATGTGGGAGGAACCAACTAACTCAGTTGGTACTGGTGCCAATGTTGCACTACCTCCAGCACATGAACCTCCTGGTATCCCTGCCAGCAAGAAGAAAAAAAAGTATGATGGTAGAACTAAAGCAGGTCGTAAACTTGTAAACCGTATTTTAACCAACCGAGAGAAGCGAGCAAAGAAAAAAATGGCACAAGAACAACACATCATTGAGGCAGACGATAAGAAGGAAGGACCTTCAGAGACTGAGCGTGCTCAGAAACAGATTGCCCAACAAAAGAAACTGAACAAGCAGAAGGAAGTTCAGAAGAAAGCGCAGGATGCCAAAGGCAAAATGCAGAACAAGACTAAGGAGATGGACACTCTGATGAAGGCACGTCTGTCTGACTTTAGAAAGAAGGCTGCTAAGAAGCAATCTTCACTCCAGAGACAGACTCAGGAGAGCGTTGAGATTGAAGAGGCAGCAGGCACACAGGCACCTGGCGTAGAAGTTCTTGGCACCCTGATGAAACTTGCTCAGGAAGATACCTATGGAAATCAGGAAGTAGAAGGACATATCCAGTTTAAGGATGGTCGCTCACTGAGAGTCAACAGCGATGTTGCTAAGAGAATGGTTTCCACTTTTGAAGCACTTGACACTGCTCGTCAGGACCAGTATCGTTTCCTGATGAACAAGAGTGTTGAATCTTTCCTCCAGATTATGAGATTCGATCCATCGCAGATGTGAGATGGCATTCGGACTCGGTAAGTTAGCAGTCCTAGAGTCAAAACTTGGCATCTACGAAGATCTCTCTAAAGAGATGCTGGACAAACTGGAACGTGCCGTTGGCACTATCTCTGATAACAGTAACAAGATTGCTGTTATCTTGGAGCGTCATGAAAATCGGTTGGACGAAAGCGAAAGGACTGACACGCTCATCATCAAAATGATTGATGAGTTAAAGGAACAAGAAGAAAAGAATCATAAGATCCTACATGAAAGGATTGATAGAATACAAAAGAAGGTAGACTCAAATCAGAAGTTTGTAATAGGTGCAGGTGCTGTGCTCGCGACACTTGGACTTATTGCACAGATTGCATTCCCTGTGTATAAGACCTTGACACCTGCTGTTGGGTCTGTTAGTATTGATGCAATTGACGCAACTCTACCTTATGATGTTTCTTGATGCGAAGTACATTAACCTTGTCTCGCCTCAGTTAACTAAGTTTGCAAAAAAGAAATCAGACCTGTATACATTCAGGTGCCCCTACTGTGGTGACTCTCAAAAGCACCGCAATAAAACTAGGGGTTATTTTTATCGCAAGCGTAATGACTTCTTCTACAAATGTCACAACTGTGGCATCGGTAGAACCTTCACAAACTTCCTGAAGGATCAGGCACCCCTGCTCCATGACGAATACATCATGGAGCGTTATAAGGAGGGTCTGACGGGCAAATCTAGCAACACTCCTGCCCCTACATTTGACATTCCTAAACCAAAATTTGATAAAAATATATTTTCAAATCTTAAAAAAATAAATTTTCTAAATAAAGAACACCCCGCCAGAGCATACTTAAGTCAACGTCAAATTCCAGAGAGTTTACTCTCAATCTTTTACTACGCAGAGGACTTTAATGCTTGGGCAAAACTTAACAATAATCAAAAAGAATCCAGAATTATCATCCCCTTAATTTCGCAAGATGGGAAGGTGTTTGGTTATCAGGGAAGATCTCTGGATAAGAATACGAAACTAAGATATATCACTACAATCTTGGATAAAGATTATCCGAAGTTGTTTGGACTTGATAGAGTAAACAATACACAGAAAGTATATGTCACAGAAGGACCATTTGATTCCTTATTCTTATCAAACGCCATTGCCATGTGTGGATCTGACGTTACACTTGATGACGCTCAGTTTACTAACCTCGTTTATGTACTTGACAATGAGCCAAGAAACTATGAGATTGTAAAGAAGTACGAGAAACTGATTCAGTCTGGAAAGCAGATTGTTATCTGGCCAAACACTATCAAGGAGAAAGATCTGAATGACATGATAATGTCTGGACATAACGTGCAAAGAGTGGTAGACTCTAATATCTACTCTGGTTTAGAAGCAACAATCAAATTAAACGCCTGGAAGAAAGTATGAGTAACGGAATCAAAGTTGTAAAGCGCAGTGGTGATATTGAACCACTGAACCTGGATAAGATTCATTTAATGGTTGAGTGTGCATGTAAGGATCTTGCAGGAGTATCTGCAAGTCAAGTAGAGATGAATTCTGGAATTCAGTTTTACGATGGCATTAGCACTGATAAGATCCAAGAGATTCTTGTTCGTTCTGCTAGTGATCTAGTATCATTGGATCATCCTAATTATCAGTTTGTGGCAGCACGTCTGTTGCTGTTTGGATTGTATAAGCAGGTCTTTGGTGATGACTGGAAGAGTGGATTTCCTGATGTCAGAATGCATCTGATTGAAGGTATTTCAAAGTGTATCTACGATCAAGATCTTATCAATAAATATTCCAATGAAGAATGGGACAAGATTGATACCTTTATTGATCATGGTCGTGACTATCTTTTCACCTATGCTGGTCTGCGTCAGGTAGCAGATAAGTATCTGGTGCAAGATAGAAGTTCTGGTGAAGTCTATGAGACTCCACAGTATGCATACATTCTTGTCGCTGCTACAATTTTTGCAGACTATCCTAAGGAGACCAGACTGGAGTATGTCAGAAAATACTACAACGCAATCAGCAAGCACAGAATCAACGTTCCCACACCTATCCTGGCAGGAGTGCGAACTCCACTTCGACAATTTGCGAGCTGTGTTCTTATTGATAGCGATGACTCCCTCAATAGCATCTTTAGCAGTGACATGGCTATTGGTAAGTATGTTGCTCAACGCGCAGGAATCGGCATCAACGCAGGTAGAATCCGTGGCATCAACAGTAAGATCAGAGGCGGAGAAGTTGCACACACAGGTGTTGTTCCATTCCTCAAAAAGTTTGAGGCAACTGTCAGATGCTGCACTCAAAATGGCATTCGAGGTGGAAGCGCGACTGTCCACTTCCCAATCTGGCACCAAGAAATAGAAGATATTATTGTTCTTAAGAACAATAAAGGAACCGAAGATAACCGTGTAAGAAAACTTGACTACTCCATCCAAATCTCCAAACTCTTCTACGAAAGATTCATCAGAGACGAAGAGATCTCACTCTTCTCGCCTCACGATGTTCCAGGTCTTTCTGATGCTTTTGGTACTGACGGATTTGATGATCTCTATCAACGTTATGAATCTAATGGAAACATTCCGAGGAAGACTGTCAAGGCTCAGGAACTTATTCTAGATCTCCTGAAGGAACGTGCAGAGACTGGTCGTCTCTACATCATGAACATTGACCACTGCAATGAGCATTCTTCTTTCAAAGATAAAGTCTGGATGAGTAACCTCTGTCAGGAGATTACACTTCCCACTAAACCTCTGAATCATATTGACGATCCTGAGGGTGAGATTGCCTTGTGCATTCTGTCTGCTATCAATGTAGGCAAGATCCACAAACTTTCTGAGATGGAAGAACTTTGTGATCTTTCTGTTCGTGCTCTGGAGGAACTGATTGACTATCAGGAATACCCTGTAGTCGCTGCAGAACGCTCTACAAAGGCACGAAGATCACTTGGCATTGGATTTATTGGTCTGGCACATTACCTTGCTCGTAAGGGCGAGCACTACGATGATCCAGGTGCTTGGACAGCAGTACATGAACTGACTGAAGCATTCCAATACTATCTCCTGAAGTCTTCTAATGAAGTTGCTAAGGAGAAAGGAGCATGTGAATACTTCGATCGTACCAAGTACAGTGATGGTATCCTTCCCATTGACACATATAAGAAGGACGTTGATGATATTGTACCTAACGAGTTAGCATATGACTGGGAATCTCTTAGAACATCTATCACCACCCACGGTCTCAGACACAGCACACTGTCCGCACAAATGCCTTCAGAGAGCAGTTCCGTTGTGTCAAACGCAACAAATGGAATTGAGCCACCTAGAGCCTTTCTGTCCATTAAGAAAAGCAAAAAGGGGGTTCTTAAGCAGATTGTTCCACAGTACACTACGCTGAAGAACAACTATACCCTGCTCTGGGAAATGCCTGACAACAGTGGATACATTAAAATTGTTTCTGTCATGCAGAAGTTTTTTGACCAGGCGATCAGTGGTAACTGGTCATACAATCCAGAGAACTATCCCGACAATGAAGTGCCTGTTTCAGTGATGGCACAAGACTTCCTCACTACCTACAAGTACGGTTGGAAGACTTCTTATTATCAAAACACATATGATATTAAGACCGACGAGTACAAGGAGGATGTAAAAGAAAGTTTAGAAAGTCTAATTAATCAACTAGAGAATGCCCAGGAGGAAGATTGTGAATCGTGTAAACTTTAAGGTAGGGAACGACATGTCAACAGTTAAAGGAATGACGGTATTTAATAAAGATAAAGTAAATACCCTTAAGCAACCAATGTTCTTCGGTGCCCCTCTGGGTATTCAACGTTACGATGCCTATAAGTATCCTGTGTTTGATAAACTTACGCAGACACAACTAGGATACTTTTGGCGTCCTGAAGAAGTATCATTACAAAAAGACCGTGCAGATTATCACACACTTCGCCCAGAACAAAAGCATATCTTTACCTCTAACCTCAAGTACCAGATTATGCTTGACTCCGTTCAAGGGCGTGCTCCTGGGATGGCTTTTATTCCTTACTGTAGCCTACCTGAACTAGAAGCATGTATGGAAGTGTGGGGTTTCATGGAGATGATTCACAGTCGCTCCTATACTCACATCATTAAGAATGTCTACAGCGATCCAGCAGAAGTGCTTGACACTATCTTGGAAGATGATATGATTTTATCACGCGCTGAGACAGTTACCAAAGCGTATGATGACTTTATTAATCATGCACAAAACTTTGGTAGCAGTAACATGTGGGAACACAATCTTGATGGTGTTCCTCTCGCAGAGGATGACCTCTACGAACTCAAGCGTAAGTTGTATCGCGCTGTCATGAATGTCAACATCCTGGAAGGAATCCGATTCTATGTCTCGTTCGCATGTTCATTTGCTTTTGGAGAGCTTAAGCTTATGGAAGGATCCGCTAAAATCATCTCTCTCATCGCCAGAGATGAAAACCAACATCTTGTTCTTACACAAAACATTATCAACAAATGGAAGCAGGGAGATGATCCAGACATGGCTCGGATCGCTGAAGAAGAACAAGAATGGTGTTATCAAGCATTTGAAACAGCGGTAAATGAAGAACGTGTTTGGGCAGACTATCTGTTCAAAGAAGGTTCTATGATCGGACTGAATGCTAAACTTCTGACTCAGTATGTTGAGTGGGTTGCCAACCGTCGCATGAAAGCGATTGGTCTTAAACCCATCTATGATGTACCAGCACGAAACAATCCTCTGCCTTGGACTGAGCATTGGATCTCATCTAAAGGTCTACAAGTAGCACCACAAGAAACTGAGGTTGAATCTTATGTCGTTGGCGGAATTAAACAGGATGTTAAAAAGGATACTTTCGCTGGTTTTAAACTATGACAGAATTGCCCGAGTGGAAAAGGAAGGCACTCGCGGATCCGAGTGTGAACGCCAAGCAAGCAAAGATTATCATGGAGGGTCCGAAGTGTCTGACGGACGCATGGTTCCTCCAAGCAATGAGGTACAAATACCAGATCCGTGGGACGACATCTTAATGTAGTCTAAATACCTCCATCTTATGATGGGGGTAATTTTGTATGAAAGCACAGTCTGCGAAAGCAAAAGGCAGACGGTTGCAACAGTGGGTGAGAGATAAACTTATTGAAGCACTGGACATTCATCCTGAAGACATTGAGTCTCGTAGTATGGGTGCTGGTGGAGAAGATTTAATTATGGCGCGAGCAGCACGTCAAAAGTTTCCACATAGTATAGAATGCAAGAATGTAGAGAAACTAAATATTTGGGAAGCATACGAACAGTCTGCGGCTAATTGCGGCAATTATGAACCTATAGTTGTTATCAAAAAGAATGGTAAGAAACCTCTGGTGGTAGTTGACGCTGAATATTTTATACAATTATTTGAAGGTAAACATGAAGAATGATTTTTTGGCAGCAATTATTTCAGGTGCTCTGTTAAGTATGGCACATGGTACTGTAGTTCAGGCGGAACCCACGAAGGGTTACCACACTATGGATGCTATGGGATGTATGTTACTAAGGGAGTGTACGGACGATGTTAAACGAGTCACAAGTATTCAAGATATTATCAATCGTTATCCCGATAGTGATTTTAGTGCTGTTGCTCACGAGTTTAATGACATCATCCGTGCCTTTAATAAGATCGGAGTTGGGGTATTTCTAGCAAATTCAAAATACTTTCCACCAGGACATCGTGGTGTGTATCATACTGTAGGTAATAACTTCTTCTTGAATGATGCTTTCATGCATCGTCAAAGTACTCTTATGTCTGTCACACGTCACGAAGGATGGCACGCTGCACAGGATTGTATGGCAGGAACTATTGATAATAGTTTGATTGCTATCATCAAACCTGAAGAGTCTGTTCCTAAGATCTGGCGCACTATGGCGGAACGTACATATCCTAAGAATGCTGTGCCTTGGGAAGCAGAAGCAGGATGGGCAGGACGCACCGAAAACATGACTGCTCAAGCATTGGAAGCATGTGCTACTGGTAAAATGTGGGAGATCTATGAACCAACACCACTGACACGCGAGTGGTTGGAGGAGAATAACTATATCGCTAAATAGAAGAGCCTTGCATTCTACATATGGCTGATACTAAGCCTAAGGTAGAGAAGGAAGACGATGATGATAAGAGTGAAGTTCTTGGTAATTTAGTGAAAGTTGTTGTACTTATTTGGTCTGCCTCTCTCCTGACATTTTCCTACGTTAGACTTCCAAACGGTCAAAAGATTTTAGATTTTGATCCTACCTTCATCGCCTCGGTCTTTTCTGGATCGTTAGCTGCGTTCGGACTGTCTCCTGCTAAAGCAGGTGGTGGCAATGGTACTAAGAAGAAGAACGAGGAACCCCCTGTTGTTTCTGCTGTGGAGCCGAAAAGAAAATGATTCAAAAACTAATTAATGTTGTTGCACTATTATCTGGACTGACCTCTCTGGGTCTGATCGGTACAGGTGTTTATGGTTATTTAAACCAGGAAGCATATCAGGAAGCAGCACGCGAAAGGTTAGCAGAACTTATTTCAGATGCTATTTCTGATGTTGTTCTTCCCGATGTAACAACTGGACCAATGGGACCTGGCATGAGGTTACCATGACAAATCCTGATGAACTAGCAAGAAAATATAATACTAAGAAACCATCAACGTTTAAGATCCTAATCGGAACTGTTGGCGCACTGTTTGCTGTATCACATATCGGTTTAGTCGGATATGTAATTAGGCAACCAGAAGAACCACCAGTTCCTCAGGTTCCGACAATCAATGTTCCCCGTGGTCCTTACTCTTCTTATAAAATTGAAGCAGGTAAGGATGGTTACACAATTGAATATAAAGCAAATGATCCTAAAGTATTAGAGTCTGAAAGATCTCTTGATCTAGACAAAGAAAAGAGAGGAATGTTTGGCGGAGGAACTGAGCAGCGAACTGAGTATCGCCGTGATCAATATACTATGGAAGGTGTGAGGAACATGGGAGGTGATGTGGGAGAGCTGGGAAAGACAGGAGGTGCCAGCGCAGAGTGTATCGCAGCGGACGCTGGAGCACGGTCACAGGGTGCAATGGCAGGTAGTTCTATTGCTGCTGGTGTTGCCGTTCCTGTTCTTGCTAACATCCCTTATATTGGATGGTTGGCAGGAGGTTGGGCATTACTCTTGGGTCAGAAATTAGGATCTGAAGCAGGTTCAACAGTAGGTTCAGTATTTAATGATTGCTAATGGATATTCCTGAAATTACTGGCGTCAATGTTGAAATTAAAGATATTAAGATTGACGCCATTACTACATATCGTTATACACCACCATCAGTTCCTACTGCTCCACCAGTAACGGTGGACATTGGCGTGCCTGTTGTTAATATTCCTGGATGTGTAGAAGCACACGAACAAAATACTAGTAGAGAAAGAAGTGGTATTCTTTCAGAGGATGATCCTAAAGGAGTAAAAACTTATTGTGATGCTGGCGTACCATCATTCAATCCTATAGATTATAATAAAGATAAGTTAGAATTTGATTATGAGCAACCAGTTCCTGTAGTGAGACCTCCTGAGCAACCAGAGGTAGAGTCACCTAAAACAGAAACACCAAAAATTCCTAGTTGCCCTACGAGAGAACAGCAACTAAAAAACCCTGTAGGAAAAATCCTAGAGGGCAATAAAAAGATTACTGGTTACGAACAGGTCGGTAAAGAATGTTTGATGGTTACAGATAACTTGAGCATTCCTGATCAAATTGTACAGAATATTCCTAATCCTGGAGTAGTAACTACTACTGCTAGTATTGCTGTGGTCGCTACAACATCAGCACTGTTAGCAAAACCGCTGGCAGATCTACTTTTAAAAGTAGTCAAACCAACGGTTAAGAAAGTTATTAAAAAGATTGCTGCTATTCGTGGGAAGAATGTAAAGGTTGAGTCCTTAAGGGAGCGCCAAGGTCAGCAGCGGATTCGGAATAAGGCGATTCGCGTGTTGAAGGGCCGGGAATAGCATGGACGTGAGGGTGTGTATGTCCAGGAGGATTGTTCACTAACACGTCAGCACACACAGAATAATAAGGACTTTTGGGATGAAATTGAATTCCCTTTTTCATTAATTCTCCGCAATTTTTGAGACGAGCGATCTCAAAATCAAGCCTTTTATTGGCAGTATTTTGTCTCATAAAATCAATGTTTGCTTGTGCAGCTGCCTTACATTGTTCTTGTAGTTTCTTATCTAATGGTCTAGACCATGTGGCAGAGAAACCTACACCAATGCTAAAGTTATCCTTCTGTCCAGTTCTTGTAGGAACTTGATATAAAATAGAGCCAGGATTATCGGGAGCCCCATCGGCAATATCATTACCATCATCATCTAATGCACCTGTAAGATCTCTCATATCGTAGACAGGAGAGTCATAGTATGCTTCATATGGTCTTGTTACTGATGCTGTTCCAGTAACATATGGCGTAAAGTTTAAGGTTGGACCTTGACACTGGATTCCATTCCCATAAGTATTCGTAATGTAAGGTCCTTGTAAAACCTGGATTGCCTGGTTTGTGACGCTACCAGAACTATTAGCAATAGGAGAAGCGGTAGCACTGACCCCACCAACAGTTTCTGCCAGAGATTGAGATGGGAGTAAGGCACTTAAAATTACTGCTGGAAGATACTTGTAGTATCGGTTACGCTTGTAACCTCTGTTGTTCTTTGAATGATCGTATGATTTTGTAAACCAGGAGAAGATAGAGTTTCTGTGAACTGAAACGCTGCTCCTGGTGTTGTCTGTGTGAAAGTCGGTTTTGAATTCACTCCCGTCCATTTTGATGTCACTCCATTAATAGTTACGTTAACTTCAGATGTTGAAGGTGATAAATTTCCACTAGCGGTTACGCCAGAACCCGTTGCCGAGTACTGATAACCAGTGGAATAGTCCATGCTGTTTATTGTTTCTGTGATCTTTTGAGTTGTCTCTGTGTGGCTCGTCATTGAGCCCTGTGTGAAGTTTGGGACAACGGGGACCGCCATGGCAGCTGCAGGTATGACACTTGCAACCGCCACACTTAGGACAGACCAACGAATCATAGTATTCATTGAGCTCCTCCTCAGTCAATTACAGTAATCTCACTAACAAATTGTCCTGTCGCTGTAGTACCAGCTCCACCAGCCGTGATGCTGATAGCACCAGTAGTGCCAATAGTACCTGCCAAATCTCCTGCAGTTCCAGCTGTGTAAGAAGTAATTGAAGAGAAGTTAGGAACAGCACCTACAGTTGGTGCTGATTGAGGAACAGCATCAGCCTGTGTGTAAGACTGACTGAAACTAAATGCATTACCAGGAGTATCCTGAGTTGCTGCAATAGTACCAGGACTGTATACACCAGAGGTGATAGTACCAGCAGAAATAGTATTTGCTGTCGTACCGTCCGTGGTATCCACTCCACTACCTGAGATACTGAACGACGAACCAATTCTAGATGCAGTAGATCTTGCAGCATCAACAGTCAGCTGAACACTGGATGCGTGCTTAGTAACAAGTCCGCCAGCATTTGCTGCACCTGCGGTCATCAGTAACATTCCAAAAGCAATTGCTGCTTTATTCATTTTGGTCATGGTGATGTTCAGCTGTATTTATACAAAAGGGACTAGTTCCCAATGATACAAATTACAACAAAATTAAACCAATCAATACTCCTTTGCCAAAGGTAAGCCACAGAAGTTTATAGTCTGTGAGATTAAGTTTTTTTCTGTACCAGCGGATTAGTTTCTTGTGCTGCATTGCAGCATCATCTAATTTTTGTTCAACGTGCCAAGCTAGTGATCTTTTCTTTCTTTTAAATGCCATGTTATGATTGTACGCAAATTACTGTTCTTTGACTGACCATACGGCATTCAAAAGAATTCGCCGTCGTCACTGATTTGATAGTCGCGACTGTGATCGTGAACAGCATTACTGTCTGTGCTACGATCAGGTACGGAACTATTTTCGCCACCCTCTTCGAGTTCTTCATATGCCAATGTAAGTATTGTATATATGTAATAAGAAACGCCCGCTAGAAGAATGATGAGACACCAGATAATACTCCAGGTCACATCATTTACATCTTCTAGTGGGCGCAAAAATAAATTCATGGGTTTCTCGGATCAATTCCCAACTGTTTTAGATATTCAATCCACCAGTCGGCGTCCTTTATATATCTCCAATTAGGAACCTCCTCACCACGTTCTACAACATAGTATTGATAGAGGGCATCATCTATAGTCTGTGCGATCTCCATACTCTTCTTCCGCTGCATCAACATCTTCATATGGATTTTCCACGAAGGGTCCTCGTTTTCGTAAAGGTTCTCGTCTGACATAATCCTGCTCGGCATTAACTACTTCTATCCATACGGCAAGTTTCATTACTATGTAGATGATTGCCAGTGGTAAGAAACATGCAATTAAAGTGATTTGATATTTCATACGAAAATCCTCGGTTCTCCGTCCTCGTCGTCATGATAATCTGTCTGCATTCTACAATCCCACCAGTCATCACCTTCTTCATAGTCTGGTTCATATAGTGGGCAAGGTTCTTCAAACAGGTGAGACATTCTCAACTGTTTAACTCTCTCATTTAATGATTTATAAAAATCTCTTTTTTCTTCGGGGCTCATTTGTGTTCTTTTGTGAATGGTTCCCAGTGTTCCCAACCATATTTGTGGACTAAGTGCATACCAATAATGGGCACAAAAACTAAGAAAAACCCCATGACACCTAGACACCATGAGGTTTGCATAACAGATCTTACAAAGAGTTGGACGTGAGTCACGTTGATTCCCAGTCCTTCTGGAATTGATCCAGACCAGAGTCAGTCAGAACATGATCATACATTTTCCAGAATACTTTAGGTGGCATAGTTACAACACTAGCACCATAAGAATAACAACGGGAGACATGGTGGACATCTCGCAATGATGCTGCAAGAATTTCAGTGGACATTCCTTGTACAGCATATGCGTTAGCGATTGCACGGACCAATTCAACTCCACTGAATGAGTTATCATTGCAACGTCCTACAAAGGGTGAGCAGTATGTTGCACCTGCTTTTGCTGCCATCAGTGCTTGTGCTACAGAGAACACAAGAGTCACATTAGTTTTGACACCCATAACAGAGAGTGCCTTACATGCAATCAATCCTTCTACAGTACAAGGTACTTTGATAGTAACTGCTTTACTTCCTAATTGAATGAACTGTTGAGCCTGTTCAATCATTTCTTCAGCAGTCTCGGCAACCACCTCACATGACACACTTTCAAACTCTGGATATGTAGTAGTCAGTTCTCTAGCAACATCAGGAAGAGTTCTTCCACTACGCTTAATCAGTGTAGGATTGGTTGTTACACCATCAATCAATCCAGTGCGTCGTGCTTTTTTAATTTCATCAAGATCAGCGGTGTCTAAAAAGATTTTCATGAGTTAAAATACCTGTGTATTATTTAGTTTATGCTGGGTAGTCCCAGTTTGTGATAAAAGCAGTTTTGTGTGTTGGACCCCATCCACCTGTGTAGAGGTAGGGTGCCGTGCGAACGGGACAAGCTTCACCTACACAAAGAAGATCATCTACGATTCTCCATGATTCTAATACTTCTTCCGAATGCACAAAGTGTGATTGATCACCATTTATAGCTTCATATAAAAGTTTTTCATATCCATCAATTGCTCTTTCCTCAGGATACTTATGAGTAAGAGTTGCAGTTTCAACTTGATCACCATGTCCAGGTGCTTTCATATCAATGCGAATATCAAAGTGTGGAGATGGTTGCAAGCGCATGACAATACGATCATTGTATTCATGACCCTCGAACAATTGTTGAGGAGGTGCTTTGAGTTTAACGACAACTTCTACACACTGGTAAGGCATCTTCTTGCCCGTCATGACATGAAAAGGAACTCCCTCCCAACGCCAGTTATCGACGAATAAAGTACCAGCGAAATAGGTAGGAGTGTGACTCCTAGAATCAACGCCCTCTTCATTACGGTAGCCATCGTACTGTCCTAAAATAACGTTCTCGCTCATTCTAGTGGCGGCGAGTACCTTTGTCTTCTCACGTCTGAGTTCCCTGGCATTCATACGAGATGGTGCTTCCATCGCAATGAGTGCAAGAACTTGTAAGATATGGTTTTGTAGCATATCGCGTACAGCACCAGCAGTCTCGTAGTATTGAGAGCGACCTTCACATCCAATAGTTTCAGTTGCAAAAATTTGAACTTCTTCTATGTACTGCCTATTCCAAAGTGGTTCCAATAGAATATTGCTAAAGCGGGTGGCAAGGATGTTATTAACAGTATCTTTGCCGAGATAATGATCAATGCGATAGACTTGTTTTTCGCGTAGATGTCGCTCCACCACTGACTGTAAATGATCAGC